ACAAAAGTAATATCACATTTTTAGAATGAAAGGGGGAGTTTATCGAATGCTTACTTAGGGCTTCGCCTTAATCGGTGGGTGCAGGGAGAGGGTCACTTCCTGCTCCGGGTTCTTAGGGGTGGAAACCACTAAGCGGAGTTTCCAAAGAGAGGGTCACTCTTTGGTCGGGGGTGTTGGGGGCAGACAGTCCTCCGACCGGGTTCTTAGGGCAGCGCCCTGAGTGGGACGGGGCAACGCCCAGCCCCTCGGGAGAGCCCACAACTTTGGAGCGTAGCGGAGAAGTTATAGTGGGCTATACCGGGACAAGCCCGGTCACTCACGCCACGCCAACGAAGTCCCTCTTGAAATCCTGCGTTCTGAGCCGTTCAAATTCTCTTCCCTGTATTCGGGTATGTTTCGCTGCCAATCGTGCCGTCTTGCGCCTCTTTTGGGCTTTCTGTGCCGTCATCGTCGGGTGTCCTGTTTGTATCAGACAAACAAACTTCCTGCCCGTTCTCTGACGGGGTGGGAATTACAGGCGAACAGAGGGAAGGAAAAAGGGCTGTTGTGCTGTCCGTATTCCGCACCCCGCTTTGGCTGCCACCCGGTACGATAGTCTGTTCACCCACTAACGGCAAATCATCGGAAAGAGGTGTCCGCACACTGCCCGTCTCTCCTTTGGTGGTAGCCGAAGGTCTGACATAATGGGGGTTGGTCACGAGGACACCCCCGACATACCAGCCTGTAAGAAAATGCAGGGTATGAATGGAAGTGCGGTTGTTGGTTCGGGTGGTCAGCATACCAAGCCGGTTAAGGCTGTCAACGAGCTTGCCGATTGTCTTGCGGTTGCATCCCAAGTATTCCGCCAGTTCCACGTCGGAAGCCGCCACCTGTCCCACCTCCAAGACAATTTCAACACCCTTGATTTTATAGACAGTTCTTGCCCGTACCGCACCGGTCATCAGCCGATGCAGGCACTTCTGCCTGAAAGCGGAAAATTTGCCTTTCAAAAGAAAATCCCACTGCCCGGTAGAAAGAATGGTGCAGTAGTGTATGGTCTGTTTGTCCTTGCACATAGTCTATGATATTATGGTGTTACAACGGTCAGCTACATGCCGCCTGTTTTAAGTGAATCCGGTTTGCGCCTCTTGCTGCCACGCAATGCCTCAAGCCGTTTGTTAAACTCTTCCTCGTTGCCCGTTCCCGATGTTCCGCCCTGCTCAATCCAAGCGATGATTTCATTCTCGAAGAAATAGAGTTTGTTGCCCCTCTTGTGGTAGGGAATGCGCTTGTCGGATGTCATGGCGTAAATGGTGGAACTGGATTTGTTAAGCAAGGTCGCCACATCGTCCAAAGTGAGCAACCGCCTTTCCTGTCTCTGCCCTGTATTGCCCAGCACTTTCTCCACCTTGTCCGCAAGCTGTCCGACTTTTTCAATCAGCATGGAAACAGCCTGCGGGAGTTGTTCAAATGTGATGTTATCCATATATCTGTCTCCTTGTTTTATTCTGTGTGGTTCATTATTTCAGCGTTATCTGTTCGGAAGCCTTGCGCTTCAGGTCGTTCACCACGTCCGCATAGACCTGTGTGGTTGCCACATTGCTGTGCGTGAGCATCTTCGATATGGTGTAGAGGTCTGTCCCGGCGGCAAGCTGCAGGGTCGCGTAGGTGTGCCGAAATCCGTGAAAGGTGATGTGCTTCGTTATTCCGGCAGACTTTATCCAGTCTTTGAGATACAGGGGGAGAATGGTCTGCGTAAGCCCCTTGAACACCTGCCCGGTGGAACGCTCACCGCACAGTGCGAGTGCTTCATCGGACAACGGCAGCACGGCTTCCGTCTTTGTCTTCTTGGTGACGATGTGCATGCACCAACCACCGTCCGCACCCTTGATGATGTTCTCCCACTGCAAGCGGATGATGTCGCTAATGCGCAGTCCCGTAAGGCAGGAGAATAGTGCGGCAGTCCTTATGACAGGCTTCTCGCAAGGCGTGTCGGCAAGCATTCTCACCTCTTCGAGCGTCAGGAACTCACGCCTTGTGCTGCTTTCCTTTGCGTGTTTCAGCCGTGGGGCGATGTTCTCCTTTATCCGCTTCTCCTCATAAGCGATGCGCAAGACACATTTCAGCTTGTTCAAGTTGTTGTTGGCGGTGGAAGCCATTATCTTGGTTTTGGTCTGCGTGGTGAGGGACAGCATGTAGGTGAGGAACCCCTGGCAGTATTCCACCGTCAAATCGTCAAAGGTGCAGTTACCACCGCAATACCTTTCAAAATGCTTGTAGGCGGTATTCCAGTTCCGGAAATTGTCATCGTCCGCCATTTTGGAACGGAAATACTCCAAGAAACTCTCCTTTCCCCTGTTGCGGTCAAGGAAACCGTATTCCTCATTGATTATGGCTTCGGTTCTGCGGCATTTGATAAGTTCCGCATTGCGGAGCATGGTCTTGTTGAACTCCGCCTCGAACTTGTCCGTGGGATTGGCATAGATGTATATACCGAGATACTCCCGTCTTGTCGGCTTGCCTGTCTTCGGGTGTCGCACGGGCGGATAGAAGTCAAGATACAGCGACAACTGCCCGTTCTTGATAGGTCGCTTCCTGACTGTCACTTTCGTACAAATATTTGTCATATCGGTTATGTATTTAATTGTTGTCTGATTCATTTTCCTGTTCTCTCTTGGCTTTCGTGCTTGCGCTCTTACGTTCCGCTATCTTCCGGGCTGCGTCCCAGTCGGCTTTGAGATAGTAAAGGCGGTTGCCGTGTATGCGCTTTGTCCTTACCCCATGGGTGAGGGCGAACCTGCGGACTTGGGTCTTGCCCAGACCGAACAGGCGCATGATGTCGAAACAGGAATACCAGTGCTCCGACAAGTTGCTGCCCAAGCGTTCCGCCTCCTCCGCCATAGCCTTGTCCACCTCCGCTTTGGGAAAGCACTTGGTGGCGTTGGCTTTGATGCAGGGTATCGAGTAACGCATACGGAGATTGTAAAAGCGTCCGTAGGTATAACTGAACTTTTGGCATATCTCCGCCATTGTATAAAGGTCGTTTCCGGCACTTTCGCTGTCCGTGAACGTGTCACGCACGGACTGCTTGTAGTTTGCCGCCGGAATGAGCTGCCGTTTTTTCGGGCTGCCCTTGGGCTTGTTCTTTCCCTCTTGTCGGGAAAGTTCCGTATTCTCTATGTTCTGTCTGTTACCGTCCATTTTCTTCTTTTTAGTCTTTTTCTCCTGCCTTGCGAAGATTGATACGCTCCGCTTGCAGTAGGTTGTTTCCTTAATCATCAGGAAGAAATCTTCTCTGGTGATTAGCGTAATGTGGTATGTCAGCCTGCAAGCCCGGAGCGTACCGTTATATATAAGGTTGTACACGGTGCGGTTGCTCACTTGCAGAAGGTCTGCCACTTCCCTGATAGTGAGGAAAGGCTTGTCTGTCATATCCCAGCCATAGCCGGGCTGACCTGTTAAATTGTGTTCATTATGACGGTCCATTATCGAAGAAATTTAATTGCACGCTGTTGAAAGCTGTTGTACGTTGTTGAAAGGTTGTCGTGCCGTGTGACCCCTCCCACGTGGTACAACTGCGGTACAAAAATACTCCAATAAGGACTAAACGCCAATAGCCGAATTTTCCGTTTGTTAAAACATATTAGCTGTAAATCAAGGTTTTACAACACCCGATTTTGCAGCCGTTTGTCTCCGTTTTGACCTCTGAAACTTCCATGTGGAACGATTTACCACTTCCGCTTGGGCCGATACAAAAGAAATTGGCGTTGTCCGTCATCTTGACCTTGCCTTCCTTACCGGTGATGTCGATACAGACGGGAAGTCCCTGACGGTCGGTATAGTAGGTTGTCAACGGTGTATCTTCTGAACCTTTCAAATGCTCTTTGAAGAAAAGGCACAAGGCGGCATCGGAGAGCGTCAAGAACAGGTCATAATCGGGATTGAATGTGTAGGCATTGCCGGGAAAACTGTCAGTAAACAGTTCCAACTGGTTGTAGGCTGTTCGTGAAGGCATGATACCGCACTCGTAGAGTTTCGTCTCGATGTAGGACGTTACCGGGGTTACTTTGTCCACAGGACAACTGACCAGTATGTTGAAGTTGCTGTTCACCAACAGGGTACTATCTACAGCCAGACGGTTCAGCACTTCCTCGATGTCCGCCTTGGCAATCTTGTTGCTCGGGTCGGGCATGGAGGCGTGACGTTTGGCTTTGGCTTGCAATTTCCGTAATAGTTTGCGTTGTCCGGGAATCTGTATCACCTGGTTATAGACCACGCAATCGGTATGTGGTATATTCGTCAGGAAAGACAACAAGTCAGTGGCGATGCCGTAGTCGTTGATGTTCGTCTGGGTATATGGTTTTACCACGGACGGGAGGTTAATCTCGTCTATGTCCACCAAAGGGAAGGAACGGATTATACGACCGCCGATTTTCAGGTATTCGTCCGATGCCTTGAAGTTGGTCATGGAGAATGAACCGTGACGGAACTGGAACGCCATGAAACGGTGGCAGTATTCTTCCACCTCTTCCTTGGTAAGTTTGTGGTGGCGGATATTACGCTCGGTCAGGATGTCATCCACCTTCGATATTTTGGAATGGAACTCCATCCATTTCTTCGGGTCGTACTGCACGAACTGGCTGTGAACCACCTCCTGCGTGACAATCAGGTAGGTGCGTATCTCCGTAAACTCACGCCCTTCAAAATAGTTGAAGTAACTTCGGGTCAGGAACTCCGCATCCTCCGGCACCTCATGGTGGTAGGCTTGCTTGCAGAGGATGTCCTGCTTCTGCAAGGCATAGCCCTCGCCAAGGGTCTGCACCACATTGGAAAGCACATCCTGAAAGAGAAGGTACTCTCCGGCATCGGTACAGAGTTGTTGAACCGGGTTGGTCATCTCAAAGATGACGGAAGGTTCCCCTTTGGTTGAAAAAAGGACGACATTGCCGTCTGTCTCTTCCAGTTGGGCATATAGCCCGTCAAATACCTTCTTTCTTATCTGTGCCATTTGCTTGTATGTATTAGTTGTTTCGTAATCAGGATTTCTTTCGCAGGCTCTTATAGACAAAGACACCTTTGTCCTTCCGCTTGTTATGGAGTCCGCCACGCTGCTTGATGTAGATGGTGACCAGCCCGGCTATTATCATCACAAGCATGGCGATGAACCCGGCAAGTTTCCCCAGTGCGATGGAAAACACGATGAAGCCGACGAATGACACGCCGACGGCTGCTGCCGCCAGTGTAAGGAAACGTCCACGTATGCCCATGAACTCCAACGGCTTTTGCAGCCCTTTGAAAACGGGATAGCCCTCCGGATTCATTGCCATGTCTGTATCTTCGATGTCGTTTATTTGAAAAATAACGGTAATGCTTCGGACAATGCGATGAAGGCGACACAGCCGCCAATGGTCAGCATGATGGTCTTCTTGACGTCCTGATCGCCGTTTTGCATCTTAAAATAGACATTGAACGCACCGACCAGAACGATGACGGCTGCAATGGCTTTCATCAGGTTGGAAACGGGTGTCTCATACGAACTGATTTCCTGCGTGGCTTTGGTAAAACCCGCCGCACCCTTACTTCCCGCCATCACCTCCGATACGGCGAATGTGAATGTGCAGAAAGCGATTGTGGCCTTTCGTCCAAACGCCAGACACGACTCTTTGATGCGGTGTACCGCACCCTTGATAATTGATTTGATACTTCTCATTTGATGAAATGTTTTTATTCGTTTACTTGATTCTATCGCTAAAGGAACAGGTGTCGCTAAAGGAACGGGAAGGCTTTTTAGCCTTGTATATATGATATGTCGGGTAAGTTCCGCTTACAGGGCGTTCTCACAGTTGAATATCACCGTGCCGAGGTCACTTGTACCGGTTTCCGCCAGCCGGTTGATTTCCTCTATGAGGTTATCCACCAGGATGCCATCGGTCATGATGGCTTCACGGTAATCGGGATGGTGGTATCGCCTTTTGTCCGGTTCTTGCTTGCCATCATCACTAACAGCCTCAGAGTTGTTTTCTGTCTGCTGTTTCGTAGTTTCGTCACGTCCTACCTTTATAGGTTTGAAGCTCTGTGCTTCATCCGATATGTCTATTTCTTCTTCGGTATGATTCTCCTGTTCGGCTGCCTGTGCCATCTTTGCCTTTTGGATGTCAAGGACTATCAGAACGGCATAGTAAAACAGGAATGAGATGAAAAGAAGAAATACAATCTGTCCGTATTGCATGGTCTATTTATATGATGGTTGATACTGTCATTATACTTGCTGGAATGGGAAGGAATTGAAGTCCCAACTTCATGCCCCGCTTCTCTTGCCGCTCGCTTCGCTTGATTCCTTCCGCATAGTAAAGGGTATTGCGTTCACTACCCACCGTGTAGCCTTTGCGCTTCAACAGTGAGCGGAGCCTGACCCTTGCCCGGTTGGAAACCACTTTCATCCGTGTGATGGGATCCAGCCCAAAGATGACACGGCGGCGTTCACGGTGTATCATGTCGCTACGGACACGGGAAGTGATGTCGTAGCGTTCCGTTGGGGAGCGTTTAAGCCCTAAACGGTCAGCAATCCGGCTGACACTCGTCTTGCTTATTCTCAATTCCCTCGCCATTTCCGAAAAGGAGTCCGTGTGGAAATGGCTGCTGATATGGGCGGCACGTTCCATCCACAGGGGCTTGGCGATTTTGACAATGCCCAGTTCCTTTGCCTTGTTCTTGACTGCCGTCTCGCTCATGCCCACCACTTTGGCTGTATAGGCAGTAGTCTCTACCGGATAAAGTTCGCACAGAGCGGCAATCATACGGTCGCTCCACTTAATCTTTCCCATCGTATTCCTCCTTGAAGTTTACAAACAGAGATTTCTTCTCCCGGCGGTATTTGGCAAGTTTACCAAGGTAGGTCGTGAAGAACGCCCGGACGATGGCGTTCACCAGGTCGGAACGACTGCGGTTATGGATGTCGCAATCGTCAAGGGAATCCGCAAGGTCACGGTCTAATTTACAGACAAGGCGATCGTTCTTGTCCGTGGTCAGTTCATCCGTTTCCAAAAGGGAAAGGAAGTCTTGCCAGCATTTGTCATCATCGGAAACCGAAGCGGATTCTCCTGACGGAATGTGTGATGATACGATTAAAGGAGATTCTCCCTCTGATGTCCGGGGTGTTGTGCCCAAGGTTACATCCGGGTCATTGATGCCTGCTATGAGGTCTTCTATTTCGGGAATGTCTTTTTTCATTGCGTGATGTTATTATGGGTGATAGTTATTCGTTTTCATTATCTATTGTTGATTCCTTTTTCTTCTCTTGTCCGGGATTCAGATTCTCCGTCAGTTGGATGCCCGTCAACTCGGTTTTGCGTATCGGTGCCTCCGTATCGAAGATGGCGGCATAGATTTTACTGAATATCGGTGCGACGATGCTGCCTTGCATATCGAGGGCGGCCATCGTGCTGAACCGTTCCATGTCCGCACGTTTGGGCATCTTGGCGGTGACATAACCGTAGTTGGAAAAGGTCTCCCTCGTATTCTCCCATACCAGAAGTTCGGAGCGTTTGCCGACCCTGCCGTCACTGAGGTTGGGGATAATGAAGAGCCGGGCTTTCATCCGTTCTCCCACGGCTTTGCGCAGGCGGTCTATGAACATAAGAAAACTGGCGGTGGAAGGCACTGTCACCAAATCGTAGTGGAACGGCACAACGATGATATCCGAATTGACAAACATCGGAACCAATCCGCCTGCTTTCAGGCTACCGGGAGAGTCCATCAGTACCACGTCGATGCTCGGATCATTATGGAGCTTTTCCATCAGGGAGGTCATGCCGTCCTTGTCGGTGGCTTCGTAGGCGACCACTTCATAAAGCATGTGCTGCTCGCCGTACTTCTTGATGTCCGCCTTGCGGCATTTGACGATGGAGTGCTGGAAGTCGCAATCGACCACGATGACACGGACACCCATCGTCACTAGGTAGTTGGCGAAGGTTACGCAGAGGGTGGTCTTGCCGACACCTCCCTTTTGGTTGGCGAATGTCACTATGACCGGTGTTTGTATCATGCCGTTTCGTTTTATAATTTTCGGGCAAAATTATTACAGCGGTATTCGGAAAACGAAATGCACAACACTTTTGCGCTTCGGGTTGGGATAACCGGGGACATTCCGACATGGAGTACCGGGGTATCCGGGTTCATAGTGACCGAAAAGGTTACGGCAGGAAGTCCTATCTTTTCAGGGAACGACCGTCATCCACCTCGCCATACCCGTTTTTCTGACCGACTTCCCATTCCCGTTTTTCACTGCGGCTTCCGTCTTTGCTGTCCCGTAACTTGACAAGGTGGGAGGCATGGTTGTTCGTTGGCTTCGGTTGCTGTTGCTGTTGCCGCTTGCTTTGTTGCTGCGGTTTCAGTCGGTTCAAGTCAAAGCCTTCTTCGCTCAGGTTGACAAGAATATGCTTATGAAAGTTGATGGCATAGGTGGCATCCTCTTCCTGACGGATGATGAAACCTTCTTCCTTTAGCTTGCCTCTGACATAGGTGATGCTTTCATCATCGAAGATTTCATGCAGGCGATTGACGGTATTGGCATAGGATTGGTTCTTTTTCGGCTGGAGGGTGACAAGCTCCGGGCTGTCCACCTTATAGAATTTGCAAAGGAGGGCTCTTTCCTGCTCATTCGTAGGTTGGAACATTTCCACCCATGCAATACGGTTGTTTCTATCTATAGCCTCTGCCATGTAGGGTTTCAGTGGTCGTGTCTCTCCGTGGAAGTAGATGACACCTTTCTTGATATAGGCGTGTTGTTTTCTCAGTTTCTCATGTATCTCTGCCTGTGTTATCTTGGGATTGAGTGAAAACAGTTTGTCAATGAAGTCCTCGATGCGGTTGAAGCGTTGCTCCGGGGTGGCGAAGTCCAGCAGTTGGTCTATCGCCAGTACCCTTGCACCGTTGATGACAGTCTTGTTATGATGGTCAACTATCATGTAGCCATAATGGGAATCTTTTCTGCCGAAGAATACAATGTCGATACCGAACTTGCTTTTCAGTTCCTTTTGCAGTTCTTCTTTGTTGGCACTTACGTCCCGGTACTTTTTGAGGATGCTTCGCAGTTGGCGGCAGCGGTTTCGGTCCCGGTTTCCCGGTTTGTACAGTGCCGCTATTTCAGCAAAAGGGATTTTCTGCTGAACCTTGCCACCGTGCTTGATGAATACGGTATCGTCCTTTAGATAGGTTTCATAACCTAAGGAGAGCATGACGGATTTGAACTGGGCGAAGGAGGAGAAAGTATATTCCTTGGCGGCTTCCACACTTTCCCGGGTTTTCTGCTTCCTGTCGTTACCGATTATTCGGTCTATCACTTCCTGCGACCGTCTCCGCTCGTTGTCGTGTTCTATCTTCCTGCCGTCTGGGGCGATACGGGAAGTGACGATATGGACGTGGGTGTTGTCAGTGTCATAATGGGAGTAGGCAAGCAAGGGTTGTCCTTCTTCCATGTAGCCCATCTCTTTGAGGTATTGGTGGGCGAACTCCAGCACTTCGGCTTCCGACATTTCATGTCCCTTGCAGGAGAAGGAGACATGGAACTGCGCTTTCTGAATCCGGTCGTTCCGGGAGGTGTATTCCATGAGGTAACTGACCAGTTCATCCGGGGTGGGCTTACCGAATGTACCGAGTGCACCGAAGTTTTTCATCTCAAGCAGTCGTGCCGTTCCTTTCGCGACTTTTCGTTCATTGTAACCGACGGCATGGAAGTTCGTGCTGCCGGGTAATATGGTTGCTATCATCTTGTAGTCATTTGAATATAGTATCTGTTTATCTTGAATCTCTATGAACCGAAGTTTCACGGTTCAAGTAACCGAAAGCCTAAAGTTTAGTGGCTTTTTTAGTTACGGCATATAGTTCCCGTTTTATCTCGTCCAAGGTCTTTCGTGTGTCCATAATAACGGGTAACAGGACTTCTTGGAGGTAGGCTTGACTGAGTAACCCGGCTACCGAAAGTTCGTTGGCTTTCTTGACTGACTGGTTCAGGTTACCGCCTGCCCAGGACAATTCATTTTGGAATTTCCGGTAAAACGCACCGAGGTCGTTGATGAGTTCAAGCCTCTGTTTGGCATTTATGTCGGAATATTCTTTCAAGGCTGTTCGGATGTAACAACTTACGGATGGATGGGATGCCGCTTTCTCTTTCAAACGGATGGCTTCATCCGTGGTCAGACGGAGTTGGAAATGTTTTGTTCTTTGGTTCATCGTACATTGGGGTTACTTGTTGTTCGATTTCCCGGACACCTTTTCGCAGGGCGAAACAGCGATAAAATCGCCCCGATGCAAGGCAGTCGGCAAGTCACCCTCGGCAGTACGAAACATCGTTTTGTAATGACAAGGGTACAACTTGCTTGACAAATCCTGCAACGCAGGTCAAGGTCTCCCGGGTCTTTATCACACCAAAATTATCGCCATAAACCGCCTTGCGAAGAAATGCGCAACACTTTTCTTTGAAAGGCAGCATCCGACAAACCGAAGATATATGCACCCGAAGTTTGTGGGACTTCGATACTTTGGTTATCTGATAGAATGGCTTTCGGATAGCATATCCAATCAGCTTCGGAATACATTGCGTTCAATATCGAGTTACTGAAATAGAAAGATTACCTGTATTCCATCGCCTGGATGTTCACGGTGGATAGGTTTCGGAAATGCGAGTTAGAATAATCCAAATGACTACGGTTGCATAGTTATTGTTTTCCCGATAGTTTGGTTTCAAATGAAAATGGTTCTCTCTAACCACAACACAAGGGAAAGAAAGTATCGGATGATGGAATATTTCGAGTAATACGCTTCCCTATACATTATTATATAGTAGAGCATACAGCTACAAGAAACGGAATTGTTCATGTTGTAGATACCTTGGGTTGAATAACCCGAAGATATGGTTTGGTTGGTGTTCATAACTAAAGTTCCATGCTTTCAAATTCTTGAAAATCAAGTAAAAAAGTTTCTATTTTCACTTAAAATATAGGGGCAAAAATTATAATATGTCGCTGATTTTTAATACCTTTATATAGGAAATCCCCCCTTACGGGAGGATAGTGAAAACGTAAAATTGAAGCTTATGCCGTTCTATATATTGTTATTTCTATATCTCGCTCCGGTATGTCTCGCCCTATATTGGCTGACAAGGTTGGTGGTCTGGATTATCACAAAGGTATTCCTGTTGGTGATTTGGGTTGTAAAGACGTTCTTTGTCCTGCTCGGCAGGTTGTTGTTTGGTTCTCTCTTCACCGGTAGGGAGAATAGGCAACCATACCGTTCTCGACAAAACAGACAGTAAAGCCGTGCCAATCACAATGACTGACACGGCTCTATCGGTGTAGGGTAAATTTGGATTTCTTCCCTATATGTTGCAAGACTTGTTCCCTTAGTTGACAGAGCTAAAAACCTTTGCCTTTGCTTCTTTCATATACGACTTCTTTCTGAGAATCGCAATTCAATAGGCGAAATTGAACGGTACATCCAGTAGGTATGTCTCTAGGTAACTGCATGACTAATGCAGAAATCACATCGTCAACGGTATCAAATCCAATATCTGTAAGTTCTCCAACCACATTCCCCTTAAAATAGGCACGCCCGTATATCATCATTTTCTTGGTGATGCGGAATAACTTATCAGCAGATGCCTCAATATCTTGTGCCTTTCCCTGCTTGCTTTTCTTATTGCTAAAGAAAATAAATTCAATTACCTTGGCATTGAGCTTCCATGCTGGAGTAAAGTCCAATTTGACATAACCTCTCGTTACATTCATACCGTGGCTGTGATTCATACCGAATGCCACTTCATACAGGTTAGCATCACAATCATTTTGAGCAATAGTAGCCCATGTATGTCGGAAGGTATAATAGCAATAATAATTTTCTTTCTTCATACCCATATCTGCGCATATCTTTCGGATGCCAATGTTTACATTGGCATTAAAGCTGTCCGAATTACTATACCGTTGATGGAAGTTGAACAAGTAAATATCATTGTCATCTGAAAGATACTTGTCAAACGTGGATTGAATAAAAGGCTCAACTCTCATTTCGATATAAGCTTCATCCCTACGACTGTTCTTAGTCTTCGCTCGTTTATAACCTATTATACCATCATGGTAATCTTCCTTTTTGAGTTCATAAATATCCACGGTATTGATACCACCCAAACAAAGGGAAAGAAGAGCTACGTCTCTACCCAACTCGGGAAGAGAAGAAATCATTTTAGTTTTGGGAAGTGGTCGATTAAAGAACTCCCGGCAGGCTTCCGCACTGATAGCACGTTGCACAGTCGTATCAGATTTAGGAATTTGAATTTTATGCCATGGATTAAACTTGATACGAAGTATTCCACGTTCTTCATCATTCAACTCCATGATTGCTTTTTTGAAAATCTGACGGACACAAGTGGGATACATTTCTTTAGCGCGATTCGTTTGCCCCAGTTCTTCTATCCATAAATTCAAAACAGTAGAGGTCAGTTGACTAAACATTAAATTGGTAGTTCCAACATAACGCTCCAAGTGCCTAACTGCAAGATTATAATTCTTTGCATTACGTTCATGCCCGTCCTTTTCCATTTTCTTAATGAAAATCCTGGCATAATCGCTAAAACACACATCCTCATCATCTTTAACCAAATACTCAACAACTTCCTTCACACTCCAGCGGGTAGCATCAACGCGATTCAATCGGTCGGTATATTGTCGAATAAGCATTGCACAATACTCATTGACTACCGGGTCTGTCAAATCGCCATCTTTTTCGATGTGTTCCGCATCTACAATTTTATTTGTTTTGATGTAACTCGACTTACGCAAATGCGTCAGTCTAATGTAAACTGTGTAAAAGCCATCATTTCGCGGCTTCTTTACCGTTGCCTTAAAAGTCGTCATATCATTCTTTTTTTAATTGTTTGAAATTCCATAAAAATACTTCGGGGTAAACAGGGGTAAACATGGCGATTTTTGGGGTAAACATAGAGTAAACATTTCCGTTCTTTTGGCTTCCTTTTTACAGTCAAACGTACGAACCGTCCAAATGCAATTCAGGCTGTAACCACCTGATAATCGGTAATTACAGCCTGATATTATAATTTTATGTCTAAAGGACTTATTCCTCTATTGCAGCCTGCGCCGCTGTTAATAACAGCTACTTCTGAGGTACTTGTGAATTGTCATACAACAATTTGACAACAGCGTCTTTTTACTTGATTATTTCATATTTTTCTATTGCAATTATGGTTTTTGTCCATTTATCAAAGAACTCATCGTCTGATACCTGCATATATCGCCCATTAAGGGCAAAAAGAAAGGCTACAATCAACGCAAATACGAAAAACAATACTTTTATCGTCTGAGTGATTTGAGTGCGTGTAAATCGCTTATTTGAGTTCATTCGTCTGTTTCGCTTTAACCAGTTCATCATAGATTGTGTGGGCGAATTCTCCTGCGAAATATTCTGCCCAATTCTGATAGGTTAGGCAAATACCAGTTCGAGGGTCTTCGTAATCCACGGTTTCCCATATATCTTCCAACTCTGCATAAACCTCATTGGGATTATTCCCAAGAGCGTCCATCACTTCTTCTGAATAGCAATTTACCAATGTGTCTATCCAGTCTCCGTAATCATCACAGCCGTCTTTGTAGATGGCTTCAAATGCAGCTCGTTTCAGTTCATCCGTAAAAGAACCTGTTCCGCAATATGGGTACTCTCCGTTCATTGTTTTTCTAATATGCCGATATTTTTATTTTCAGGAGATAACTCCATCAATTTGCATTTATTACCATCAAGAACGGCTTCAAACATATAATCACTATTTGACAGAGTTATGTTTCTACCATTGCTTTTGCAGGAGAATATTCCCTTGTAATTTTCAGTCTCTACATCTTGTTTTGAGTATTTTTCTCCAATTGGTTCAGTACGTATTAGTGTAAATTTTTGAAGTTTACAATATGGATATCCGTTGACCGTAATAGCATTTTCTGATATTTGAATCACTCCGTAAGTTCCCTGTTTAAAAACATATTTATAAACACGAGTTGCCTCAAACATTTTATCTGTTCTTTTTTCTGTTTTTATATACAAGTCAGCTTCGAATTCTCGCATGATTAAGTCATAAGTAGTTTCTGTCTTCATAGTGTAACCACCAACTTCTACAGGCTCTCCTTTTCCTACTTCCTCTTTTTCAAACTCAACATTATGCAATATGACATCAGAAAATAAATCTTCCGGAGTAATAGCATCTATAGCTTCCATACTCAAAAGCACACCCGAATAGTGTTCAGAACCCTTATCGGCATCTTCACTACAGGCAGCCAATACAAGCGAAGCAAAGAAACATAGCATTCCAATAGCATATTTCATTTTCTTCCCTCCACCATCTTTTCGTAAACTTTAATCAATCTCTCTTTCTCTGCGAGTAACTCCTCCAAATGCTTCACACGTTCTGCAAGAATAGCATCTGTACCTACAGATACATTGCCCATCATTGAAGCTGGGCTAAAATCTCCATTTGTTTCAACTGTATTATTTGATAGTTTTGATACATCGTCATCAAAAAATATTCGTATGTCTGCTTTCAATAAAAATGCAATCTTTTCTAAGTCGGCAGCTTGAATTTTGTTGTTCCTAATGCATCTATGCAAGTTTTGCTCGCTCATACCAACATCGGTAGCAAGTTTCTTTAGTCCACCACCTCTGTTTTCGCTTAATTTTCTAATAACCTCCAAGTTCATGACTGACAAGTATTTATGTTGTTTGACTAAAATTTAATTTCGCATACACTAAATTTTACGACGAAAATATTTGTTCGTCACGAATAAATATATTAGCTTTGCACCATAAAGTTAAACATTAAACTTCAAACGACCGAAGATATGGCTAAAAAAAAGACGATTACAGGCGAATTAGAGCCTATGAAAATCGGAGAGAGCAAGGAGTTCCCTGCATCACTCTGTACAACTGCGAGAAGTATGGCGAGTATGCTTGGTTTCAAATGGAACAGAGTGTACAAGACAGAAACCGACCGTGAAAGACGTGTTGTCATTGTCAAACGAATAAGTTAATCAACCATGTACACATTCATCGACAATTGGTGCGGCGACCATTACGAATTTTACACCCTCCGTGAAGCGAAAAAAGAAGCAAAGAATCACACTTGCGGATTCCCTGTTTACATCTACAAAGGTTCTCAAATCGTGGCGATTGTACCACCGCAAGAAAATCCGTTACCATAACCGTTAAAAACGAAATTATATGAAATCATCAGTAAAAAACAATCTCAAACATAGGATTGAACAGGCAGAAGATTATCTGGATGACCACTTGGAAAATATCACGAACATAACCCAGCTTGTGCTGACAGTCATCATGTTTTTATGTGTCATCGCAGGTGGAATCGCACATCTCGTAATGGGAAATCTTTCACTTATCGGCATTCTTGTCGTAGCACTTTTTGCCTATCTCGTTTGGCAGATGTGCAAAATTGCGTGGACTGAGTATCAACAGGATAAAAAGTAAAAACTATGACAACCCTCGATTTCTCCGACAAATCAGTAACCTATGACACCTTTGTCCACGATGTGGCAAGTTCGGTGGTTCGTATGCTTTCAGAGGCACACAACGACCCCGAAATAATCAGTCAACGACAAGCATATGAAATGTTCGGGCGTGGAAATGTTGACAGATGGCGCAGACAGGGCAAGATTGAGCCTTACAAACGCCCCGGAAAGGTGGAATATCGGACAGCGGAGTTGAGAGCCTTGCAGAAAACCCGACAGGATTATTTCAAATAACGAGATAAGGGAGTGTAGCTCAGCGGATAGAGCGGCGGTGTACACCCGAATGGCCAAGATGCAGCAGGTCGCAGGTTCAAATCCTGCCACTCCCTCAACATAACAAACTGTATTAATAACTTAAAGTATTATCATTATGAGCAATGCAATCTCATTAGCGAAAGAATTGCAGTCAATGAAAGCCATTGATGTGATACGCAACGAACGTGTGCGGAGTCAGTTCATCAGCGTGTACAACTCCATTTGGAAAGAAGGAGGCGAACAGGTGTATGAACGTGAAGCTATTTATTTTAATCAACAGTTACGTGACAAGCAGAACCTTCGTGAGTGTTCCGGTACATCCATCTTCTATGCCTTTATAGACCTTGCTGTTAAGGGGCTGACACTTGCAACGGGCGCACAGGCTCTTTGCTACCTCATCCCTCGTTCTGTCAAGGTCGGCACAGACCAAAGCGGAAAGGATATATGGGAGAAAGTTTGCAACCTCACCATTTCAGGGTATGGAGAGTTGGTACTTCGTAAGAATGCCGGGCAGATACGACATGCGGATAATCCGGTAATTGTGTACGAGGGTGACACCTTTCAATATGGCGAACAAAATGGTCAAAAGATTGTGAACTACATGTCGGCTTTTCCTCGCAGGTCAAACAAGATTATCGCCTGTTTCCTGAAGATTACACGTGCTGACGGAACTATAGACTATTCTGTGATGACGGAGCAGGATTGGATGCGTCTTAAAGGCTATTCCGACAAGCAGAACACCTACTACGATTCCAAGACACGCCAGTATGTAACCAAGTCGAATGAACTCTACGGCAAGGACGGTCAGATTGATACGGGCTTCTTGATGGCAAAATGCGTAAAACACGCTTTCAAGACCTATCCGAAACTTAATATCGGACGTGGTACTTCGCTTGAAACAGAAATTATCGAGCAACAAACTACCGATTTTGACCCATACGGAGGAGTGGAAGCCAATGGACAATCTGAACAACAAGAACAGCACTTTGCACCGGCACCGGATATGTCTGCAGGAGTAACCATCGACCCTGCACAGCAATCAGATAACGATGGTGATGATACTTTCTAAACCTCTACCACTATGTCACAGGAAACAACATTCGGCGAAAGCCAATTGGCAATCATAAAGCAGGAGAACATTCAGACCATCGTATCTGCTGCTCCTCAATCATATCAAGACAACAAACTCTCTCGTGACAATTGTACGAGAGCGGGACAAGCCCTCCTTGAAACAATACAGGCACAGGGCATGACAGACGAACTCGACCAACAGGCGGCGGTTTTCATTGAGAAAGCACGTAAGACTGTCCGCAAGATGAACGAACGTCGTTCACCTGTAACCAAACTCTTTGACGATATACGCCGTGAGTTCACGGTAATGGAGAATGCCATAGACCCGACTAAAGTCGATACGATTCCATTCAAGTTGCAGCAGCTCCGCAACCAGTATGCAGCAAAGAAACGTGCTGAAGAGGAAGAACGCCGCCGCAAAGAATATGAACGCCAACAGGCGGAAGCGGCTCGCAACAAGATGAAGCAGGACATTGAAGATGATTTCAATGCGCAATTCACGACATTCCTCAATCAGACAATAAACTATTTAAGCCAACAGGACAATGACGTGACACTCAAAAACTATCAGGCTGTATTTGATTCAATAAAAGGTTATGCTACAGAATTACCTGCTGATTGGCTGTTCAATCTTCATACGCTTATCCGCATTCCTGCCGGAGTATCGGTAGATGAGGTTCGAAAGGTGGAGATTGAAACGAAAGAACGTCTTGCCAAGAAATTCAAGGAGATGTATTCATGTGAAGTACAGGACAACAAGGATTTCATATTGGACCGCTTACCGTCTAAAAAGGCAAATCTTGAGCGTATCGCGCAATCTAATGCCGCCGAAGCTGCACGTATCAAGGCGGAAATGGAAGCTCGTCAGCGCAAGGAGGCAGAAGAAAAGGAAGCCGAACGCAAACGCAAGGAAGAGGAAGAAAAGCAAAAAACTGAAATGGCACGTCAGCAGTCCGAAATGGAAACACTGTTCGGTCAGCAATCCGTCATGCAGCAAGGCTATCAGCCCAAAGTTAAAGTTGCTCAAAAAATCAATCTTCTCAACTCTGAAGGCATTTTGCCGATACTCTCCATGTGGTGGAGCAAGGAGGGATGTCAACTTTCAGTGGATGAACTCTCCAAGATGTTCAAGAAGCAGATTGCATTCTGTGAGAAACTTGCCAAAGAGGGCGTGTTCATCAGCGATGAGAGTGTAGAGTATGTCGAAGATGTAAAAGCCAAGTAATCATGTACGAAAGCGGATACTACCCACCCGGTGCAGAATATGACCCGCGTGCCCCGTGGAACGAGAAAGAACCTAATATGGTCAAGTGTGAAGCCTGTGACGGTAAAGGTTACCATTGGTATGCCTATAATATCGAAACAGACAAGGAAACAGAATGCACTGAAGAAGCGTGGCTTTGTCTGCCCGAAACAGAAGAAGTGGCCGAAGCCAAGAGACAACACTATTGCCGAGGCGAAAAAGAATCCTGTGAAGTGTGCGGTGGTATCGGTGAAATTGAATACGAAGAAGATTACGAACCCGATTACGATGACTATTATGAGTAACCCGGATACATATTACAGCAGAAGTGAGGTCAGTAACTCTGACCTCACCGAACTGAAAAACATCCTGCACCCACGTATGCAATACGGAGATAAAGAGGCGGCATTTCGTTTCGGTTCTCTGGTTGATGCGATTATCACGGAACCGGCTCGGGTGGACTATTATCACCTTACGGTAGATGATGTGCAATATACTGATGACGAGTTCCGCCACGCACAGGAAATGCAGAAAGCCCTCCGTATAGAATCACGTAAAGATGCGTTTCTCGCCAAAGTGCTTGAATGTGCTGAAACGCAACGGTTCATGGTGGGTAAGTCGCAACCATTCACATATTGCGATTTTCAGTTCTCACTTGATACCCGGTGCAAATGGGATTGGTGGCTCGGTTCGTTTGGTGGAGACCTTAAAACTACATTTGCCTCTACTGAGCAGCAGTTTGAGGAAGCAATTGATTTCTTCGACTGGGACAGGAGCCGTGCCTGGTATATGGACATCGCTCATTCCGACCATGATTTCATTTATGCTATCAGTAAGAAGAACTGCCGTGTGTTCAAGAAATTCATCAACCGTGACGATGAGGTTTACAGACGTGGACGAGAGAAATATGAAGAACTGGCATTCCAGTTTTGGTGTCTAACCCCTCAAACTTAAACTTATGGATATATTCTGCAAAGTAACCCCTTGCGGTCTTGTGCCGCTCCACGACAGCGACCTTGATTTGAAGAAGCGGCTTCGTGTCGGTTCTGTTGTCAGGTGCAAAGTAAGTAACCCTCGAAACTACGAGCATCATAAAAAGTTCTTTGCGCTGGTCCGGCTCACGTTCGACAATCTTCCGCTCCCTTTGGTTGAAAAATGGAACATACGCAACGAATACGATATGCTGCGCCGGTTCAAACGTGATTTAGGATATTTCACCAATACAATCAACGAATACGGAGAGCATGAGATAGAATACCTCTCAATTTCTTTTGCCGCTATGGAGCAGCACGAATTTGAGCAGTTCTACAATCAGTGCATCGACCTCGTGCTGTTCAAGTACATCAAAGGAATAGACAAACAGGATTTAATAACAGAGATAGAGAACTTTAAATAATGAACAATATACTGAAACATAACCTCCGTGTCGAACCTTACGAGTATCAGCGTGAGGGAATCTGCTTCGGGTTAGAGCATAAGCGCATAATCATCGGCGATGAGCCGGGCTTGGGAAAGACATTGCAGTCTATTGGCATTGTCGATACTGCCAATGCTTATCCCTGCCTTGTCATTTGTCCGTCATCATTGAAAATCAATTGGCAGCGCGAGTTTGAAAAGTTCACGGACAAGTCAGCCATTGTGCTTGATAACAACGTGCGTACCACTTGGGGCTATCTTCTCTCAATGGGAGTTCATCAGGTCGCCATAGTCAATTATGAAAGCCTGCGTAAGTTCTTTGTATGGGACATCCGAGGAGGAAAGCAGTTTCGGTTGAAGGATGTTGTTTTCAATCCGCAGATACAGGCGTTCAAGTCCATAATCATAGATGAAAGCCATCGTGTCAAAGACCCGTCAGCACAACAGACAATCTTCACAAAAGGGTTGTCCGTAGGTAAGGACTGGTGCATTCTCCTGTCAGGTACTCCTGTGGTTAACCGTCCCGAAGACTTAATCGCGCAGTTGTCCATCATGAACCGTTTGGGCGAGTTTGGTGGGCGTGCCAAGTTCATTGCTGATTATTGTACCGACCCTAAAGACAAGACTGCCGAACCTGCTGTTCCTCTTTCCGAACTGTCAAGACAGTTATACGATACATGTATGATACGCAGAGAGAAAGCAAAAGTGCTTCCCCAATTGCCTGACAAGACAAGGGTGGATTTATATATTGAGATTTCAAACGACAAGGAATATAATCTTGCAGCCGAAGACCTTGCCGCTTACTTGCAGGAATACACAGAGTGTACTGATTGGGAAATACGCCGTAAAATGCGCATGGAGGCTCTTGTCAAGTTTATGACTTTGCGCTCCTTGGCCACAAAAGGAAAGATTGCACAGGCGGTTGATTTTATCCGAACATTCCTTGATAGCGGAAAGAAACTCATTGTATTCTGTTCGCTACACGAGATTGTGGATGAATTGCAAAAGGTATTCCCCCGTGCCGTCACGGTTACAGGGCGTGACAGTGCGATAAACAAACAGGCTTCGGTTGACGCTTTTCAGAACAATCCAAATGTGCAGCTCATCATCTGTTCTATCAAAGCCGCCGGTGTCGGACTTACGCTGACCGCAGCGTCCGATGTGGCATTCATTGAACTGGCTTGGACATATGCTGATTGTTGTCAATGTGAGGACAGGGCGCACCGTATCGGACAGAAAGATAATGTAACCTGTTACTATCTGCTTGGTCGTGGCACTATCGACCATACGATATACCGCCTCATCCATCGCAAAAAATCCATTGCCAACGAGGTTATGAATGCTGACGATGAAATACCAACCGATGAAATGTATTTCAATGAGTTGGTAAAATCATTCTTAAACACTTCGGGGTGATGGAGATTTGTAAAACAGATATGCAGAAGATTATCAAGTATCTCGATGACGCTGCCAAAGTATATGACAATCTCCCCGGAAAACGCAACACGTGCCGGGCATGGGTTATCAGACAACAGATAAAAAAGTTGCAAAAGAAATTATTCACTTTTAATCAAAAAGAAAAATGATAAAGACTGACATCGTTGATTACGTAATCAACAACACGACTTTAAGTCGTTCACAGGCAATTAACGCTACCGACAGCGTGATAGAGGCTATAAGCCATTCGCTCATTAAGGGCGAAAGTGTGTTTATCCGTGGTTTTGCTACCATCAAGGCGGTTATTACAGCCCCTAAAAAGGCTCGTAATATCAACAAAGGAACGGCTGTTACTATTCCGGCACAACATTCCGCCAAACTTGTGTTAAGCAAAGAATTAAAAGAACGTATGAATAAAAAATAATTAGTAGTATGGTAGAAACAAGAAAGAATGAAATACGCTACGTAACTTCCGACCCATCAAAAATGCTGAATAAATACCTTGCCAAACGAGTTATTAAGACATGGGAGGAGTCTTTTATTGACGAAGGCGCTGGCGAAACAGTCAATATTGAACGGAATGAAGTATTGTTTGAGCGTGGCACACTCATAGACCAGGATATTCTTGCGAAAATACGTTTCAGTATGGAAGCTGACGGTATCAAGGAAGTGGAGGTCAGCAATCAGAACAGATTGGCTTTTGAACTTGAAAATAATTTTATGCATCCTTTTATATCTCAAGTTGAGATAGGAGACAAGAAACACAAATTCCTGTTATATGCAATATGTCTTTATAATGCACTTGATATATTAAAAGACTACATCGAATTGAATTACAAGAACGGATTCAGAATCATAATGGCAAAAGAATTTGATTCTTGTATTATCATTACTGATAACCTGAAAGAGTTTACAGCCGATGATGCTTCCATTGCATATTTAAAAAATGAAATATCAATGGATGAATATGTTGAAAAAGTTGGTACTGAAGAGTGTGAGGAATCCAAGCCGGAAGACAATAAGTTCTACCAAATAGAAACGACCATCACTTTTGATGAAGAACAGCATGAACAAACATTCGTTGTACATACATTCAACGTTGATAGAGCTATGATGCTTATTTCTCATTATCTCAAAGTTAAGGAGGATGAATGTGAAAAGAATGCTATCAAACATGGGCATGTCTATAATAAAAGGGAAATTCATACAGCAATCGAAGCTGTAAAGGCTATTCCTGTGGGGCGTTTTATTCCACGTGAGTTTTCAATGGCATATATGTAAAAATACAGCTATGAAGAAAACAACTTTTGATGAAATGATGTCCCGGATGAAAAAGGAATCCGGGCATCGTAAACGACCATCGGATGAAGAACATCGCATACAATGTACATGTGTACGGTGGTTTTCCCTCCAATATCCACAACTTGACGGCAGGCTGTTCGCTGTTCCCAACGGTGGCAGACGGGATGCCGTCACAGCTGCAAAACTCAGAGCAGAGGGTGTTGTGGCAGGGGTGGCAGACCTCATCCTGTTAAAGAGCAACCGTGATTACGGAGCATTGCTCATCGAAATGAAAACCATCAAAGGCAGACAGAGCGAGAGCCAAAAGAAATGGCAAAAAACTGTATGCTTCAATGAGGAATACAAATATGTGGTGTGTCGCTCCTTTGACGATTTCAAACGAGAGGTGGACGAATATTTGAGAAACGAATAAAATAATGATAGATATGGCAAACACCAAAACAGGTCTAAATTATTTCACGGTTGATTGTGATAGGTATCAGGACCGGCGCATTAAAAGGTTGAAAAAAGATTTTTCTTGTCGAGGTATTGCTGTGTACGATTATATACTATGTGAGATATATCGGGTACAAGGCTGTTTCTTGGAATGGGATTCAAATACTGTCTTTGACGTGGCTGAGTATTTCGGGTTGAAAGAAAACGTGGTGCAAGAAATTGTTGCGTACTGCGGAACAGTGGGGCTGTTTGATAAAGAACTACTTTCTCGTGGGATTATAACATCCGCATCCATTCAACAACGCTACATAGATATGTGTACACGCGCCAAGCGTAGAAATATCATCATACCTGATAAATGCAAACTCAATATGGAGTGTACAGAACAGGTGGAAGCCTCTAAGCGTGAAAACGAAATTGACTATAGTAAGACGCAGCCCCATTATGAACCTTATTCACTCACGCTTGACCAGGAAATTGAAGAACTGAAAGGCGATGAATGTTGGCTTGACCAATTACAGGTCATTCACCATATGGAAATTTCTTTGCTTCGCAACAGATTGGATGATTTTCGGGTGCAATGTCTGGCGGACGGCAAAGAGAGAGGACACCAATCATTGCAAGATGCCAAACAGCATTTCAATTCATGGTTACGAATAGTGAATAAAAACAAGACGAAAGATGATAAAGATAGAAGCACAGGACGAAATCAGCGTAGAGGCAATGTTCTCTCGGCTGATGAGCAGAAAACGTACGGCGACTCGTTTTAGACTGCCATATACCGCCAAACAGGTTTATGCGATGCTCTATGCAGCTTGTCAAGTGGAGGTTGTTAATAGGCATCGGGAGTTCGTTGTTACTGACGAATACAAGAAACATCTTTGGGACATTTCCCAATGGCTGACATCAAAAGATTCGACATTCGGACTGTTCCTTTGCGGTGGAGCCGGTAATGGAAAGACAACCATTCTCCGTGCCTTGCAAAATCTCACAAACTACTTGCGTAGCGATGAGTCATATACCAGTAGGCAGGATGATTATCCCACACGTGGCTATACCTTCATCACTGCGAAAGACCTTGTACTGCTTGCCAAGGCATACAACAATCCCACTCGTGAGAACGAGAGTGAGGTGTACCGGTACAAAAAATTACGCAGCATTGAGATACTGGCGATTGACGACCTTGGTCAAGAACCCAAGGAGAGCATTCACTATGGCGACTTCGTTACGGCGGCTATGGATATTATCTCTTTTCGTTATGAGGAACAATTCTGCACTTTGGTGTCATCCAATCTTTCTGCTACCGAGATTGCTACTTATTACGATGAACGTATTGCCGACCGCTTCCGTGAAATGATGCATATCGTCAATTTCAGTACGGAACAATCATACAGGAAATTAAAATCAAACAAATAGGAACTATGAACAAAGATTACACTTACTGTTCGGGCGTTACCTGCCCCATCCGAAACGAGTGCAAAAGATATTTGCCGGACCCTCCCGATGTACCGCTATGGTGGATACCACCTGCCTACAAGGAGAATTTGAAACAGTGTCCTCACTTTGAAAAGACTAATAGAAACAATAATAATAACCGAACAACAAAGAAGGTGAAAAAGGAGTCGAACAATGGAATTTAAATCACAGATATGTACCACACGTGAGCAGTCAAAAAGATTACTCGCATTGGGACTAAAGCCGGGAACGGCAGATATGGTGTATCATTACACAAAGAGTAGAGTTCCTGCTTTAGAGTGGGAACTGCAAACCAAGCCGCCTACATTGAGAGGTGAGTTTTGGACACCCCAAAGAATAGCAAAGTTAGCATTTCCTTTTCATAAGCATCCAGATGGAACACCGATGACCGGTGAAGAGGTGTTTGATGAATTGTGGGGAAAGGATGTTCCTGCATGGAGTTTGTGTAGGCTGTTGGAGTTACTTCCGACCGAAATCAGAATAGGAACCAGTGAGAATGTTTTTAGCTTGCATCACGAAACAAGCGATGCTTGGTTACTCTCTTATCCCTATGTGAAATCCTTTGAAACCGCATCACCTGTCGAATCTTGTGTATTGGCTATTGATTGGCTGATTGACAACGGACACTTTAATAAAGATTATTTATTATGAACTTATTATACATTGACTTGTTTTGTGGGGCAGGAGGAACATCTACGGGTGTCAATTCTGCACGAATATCTGGCGAACAATGTGCTACTGTTATTGCCTGTGTTAATCACGACAAGAACGCTATTGCTTCACACGCCGCCAATCACCCCGAAGCGATGCACTTTACGGAGGATATTCGTACTCTCGAACTATCGCCACTTGTAAAGCATCTGCAAAGCTGCCGCCGTCAGTATCCCGATGCGTTGGTCGTTCTATGGGCATCATTGGAGTGTACTAATTTCAGTAAGGCGAAGGGCGGTATGCCTCGTGATGCAGATAGTCGCACACTCGCAGAACACCTTTTCCGTTATATTGAGGCTATCAATCCCGATTACATTCAGATAGAGAATGTAGAGGAGTTTATGTCGTGGGGCGATGTGGACGAAAACGGCAAGCCTGTTTCAATGGATAAGGGCAAGAGTTACACACGTTGGGTACGCAATGTGAAGAAGTACGGTTATAACTTTGATTTCCGCATACTCAATGCTGCCGATTATGGTGCGTACACCTCACGCAAACGCTTCTTTGGTATCTTTGCCAAGAAAGGTTTGCCTATCACGTTCCCCGAAGCCACACACAGCAAGGAGGGTGCAACATCGCCCTTTGGCTCGTTAGAAAAGTGGAAACCTGTACGTGAGTGCCTTGACTTTGATGATGAGGGAGATAGCATCTTTGGACGTAAGAAACCGCTTGTTGAGGCTACATTGGAGCGTATATATGCTGGGTTGATAAAGTTTGTTGCAGGTGGGAAAGATGCGTTTCTTGTCAAGTACAATTCCGTTAATAAAAAGACAGGAAAGCATATACCTCCGTCCATTGATGAACCTTGTCCTACTGTTGCTACACAAAATCGCCTCGGATTGGCAAAGGTTACGTTCCTGTCAAAACAGTTCAGCGGCGCCCCGATGAGCAAGAATGTGTCTGTTGATGCTCCTGCAGGAACAATTACCTGCAAAGACCACCACGCATTTATATCAGCGTATTATGGTAATGGGCATAACCATTCTGTTGATGATGCTTCACCAACGCTAACAACAAAGGACCGCCTTTCGCTTATACAGACAGAACGGTTTATTGATATGCAGTACGGCAACGGCAAAGCCTCATCGGTGGAGGACCCTGCCAATACAGTAACTACAAATCCGAAGTTCAACCTTGTGTCTGTTAAGAGGCATTATCTTCTAAACCCACAATACAAGTCAGCAGGAGGCTCTGTCGATAAACCATGCTTCACGCTCATCGCTCGAATGGATAAAATGCCACCATATTTGATTGCTACGGAGAGTGGCGATGTAGATGTGATAGTGTATGACACCGACAGCCCAATGACGGCTAAAATAAAGGAATTTATGGCACTATACGGCATTATAGACATAAAGATGCGTATGCTCAAAGTTCCCGAACTTAAAAAGATTATGGGATTCCCCGAAAATTATGTGTTGGTAGGGACACAAGCGGAGCAAAAGAAATACATCGGCAATGCTGTTGAGGTTACTATCGCACGTCGTTGGTGCGAGTCCCTTTGTGAAAAACTCAAAGAACATTTCAAAAAAGCCGCTTGATATGGACGCTAAAACATTCTTCACGAAGGTTGCCCTTATGCGTAAGGCTCAAAAGGAGTATTTCAAGACACGCAATCAAACAGCCCTACGGAATAGCAAGGCTCTCGAAGCCGAGATTGACAAAGAGATTGAGCGTGTGAATAACATTATTGGTATAAAACAGCCCAAGCAGACTAAATTATTCAATGATTAAAATCGAAACGTTATGTATTCTACAGTATTAAAAGAAATTATGGCATTTTTACTCGGACGAAAGTATTATGCAAATATAATAGCAACAAGAGGTACAACGAAACAAGAAATTTGTTCCTACATCTTCGCTACAAAAGAAGCTGCTGAGCGGCATCGGGATGAAATTGAAACAACTCTGTCATTCCGGTATATCGAAACTATTTCGTTCCGTTCCCGAAAAGTCAGTTTGGAAGCGACAGTTAAAAGTTAAACCATCCGTGCACCCGTTCACTATTTATCTTTGAGCTATGATTTTCAAGAAAGTAAAAAAATGGTGGCAGTCACTTCGGTACTACGTCATTGCCGACCCTGCCGACAACTCTGTAACACTCTCAAAAGCGTTGTTCAATCATATCAAGAACGAAGCCTTTGGGAGTGATGAGGCTCGCGTGTTTGTGTTTAAAATAACGGATTCAGGATGCTTCGGGTTCATGACAAACCCAAGCATCGAGCAACCTACGCAAATGTGCAATATTCAGTACAATGGGAAATACCGTTGTATCGGTTTTGAAACACTCTGTCCGTCTGTTGGGCAAATCTTATATACATACGGATTAAATGCTTCACAGTGTGTCAAATTATCCGTTTCCGTATGCCGTACAGGGCAGGGTAAAGTTTACTATCAAATAGAACGACCCCATGCAAAGCATATTAGGAAATACACGAAAGGCTGATATTACTTTCCACGACAATGGACGTATCAATATATCTTCCAGAGTGTCCAAGTTATTGGAATTGTCACATGGTGATGTGATTGATATAATGGACGGACAGGGTGAAATATATCTGTATGTCAAGCACCGTGTGCCGGTTGTCGGTAGGCACGAGGGGATGGTATTCCGTTCCAATAAGAACGGAAATCATTGTATAGCCTCATCCGTGATACTCTGCCGTTACATAATTACAAGGTGCGGAGGAAGTGGAAAGGTACGGTTGTGTTGTGGGACTCCTGTAGAATTGCAACACTACGGGAAAGCATTGCCGATTATAATTAAATACATATTGTGATATGATTAAAGAGATTAAATACAATGGTTATACCGCCAATCCGTCCGACTACGCATGTCCGGACGGAGATTTGGCAACATCAATAGGCTTTATTCCCGAAGATGGTTCACTTAAATCTATATTGCCACCATCTGAGGTGTTCCGGCTTGAAAGTGGGGCATCTGTCATGTATATCCATGAAACGGCAAACATAAAACATTACATCATCTTCAAAAACAATGCGATTAGTTGGTGGGACGGCACAGATGAGCATGAACAGGTATCTCTTCGTACATTCAAGGAGATATACCAAATAAATGCCATTGGAAACACACTTCTCGTTTTGTCGGAAGATGGTATGCATTATTTCCTATGGAAAGGAAATGACGATGGGTATTTGTACCTCGGTACTAAAATTCCCGAATGCCCTTTGTCATTTGGTTTGCAAGGGGAAATGGTTCGCACGGATGAGTTCTCCATATCATTTGATGCCATTAACGAAGGTAGTATTTGGAATGAATTTTCAGATAGTAATAAAACACGAATAACAGACCAAGTACTTGCACATGTAAACAAGTTTATTGCAGAGAGGTCAACCAATAAAGGAAAATTCCTTTTCCCGTTCTTTGTCCGATACGCCTATCGCCTATACGATGGAACTTTGACAATGCATTCTGCCCCTATTCTGATGATTGCTTCATCTGACCTCGCACCGCAGGTTTTTTGGACGCACCTAACAGGAAAGGGGAAATATACGGATGCACAGCTGCGTGTATGCGGAATGCTACACGACCTTGACTATGCAGTCATTCATAATTCACGGCTTGAAATGATTAAGAATTGGAGAGATATTGTTCGCTCGGTAGATGTTTTTGTTTCAAAACCGATTTATACATACGACCAAAACGGGAAATGCACACGGTTTGCTCAATCAGAAAGTTATAATTCTTATTGCGTATGCAAGCATACCAATCAGGCTGCATCAACTTCAAAATACCCTCTTCGTTATCAGCGTCATACATTCAATAAACTGTATGCTTTTACTTTTGACCCGAACGGATTGACATATCCTGCCGGACGTTTGATGATTCCTCGTAGGAGCATTGATGATGTCAAAGAGGATATTCGCTCCACATCACAGTTCTATTTACTTGAGAGTATTCCTGTAGAGCAGCTTACAACGGCACGGACAAAATTGGTTGTTGAGGAAGACTATTTGCAGTCACTTGTCACTCGTGAGGTTATGACGGACGATTATGATAGCCATGATAAATTGTTGCCTAATTATTCATTTGTGTATAACTCAAGGCTCAATCTTGCCAATATCAGGAAAGAACTATATGACTTATATAATATTGGGGCAATGATACCATATACCAATGGTTATGTCGCAATCTGGAATGGAATGCCACCTACTCAAATGGATGGGACGATGGGGGCGACCGTTTACTTTTACATAAAGCAGGATGGCCGGGACATTGTGGTTAGTGGAGAATCATATCAGGTTTCATTTTATAGTCCTCCTTTCTTATTTTTGTTCTATCCCAATATAAACGCATATAAAGCAGTCATTGTAACTCATTATGGCGTTCCTATGTATTATGAGGTCACGTTGGAACAACATAAATTCCTCAATGGTTCTTTCTATTTTGCCGGTTGGGAAAATCCGAAAGAAGGTAGTAGCAGCTATCCTACTACAAGCCCATTGGCGGAAAGAATAATTGATTTGCCCAACAAAATATATACATCGGAAGTGAACAACCCGTTTCATTTTCCGGTACTCGGCATCAATACGGTTGGAACAGGAACTATTCTCGGCATTTGCGCTGCTGTGAAAGCATTGTCTGAAGGTCAGTTTGGACAGTTTCCTCTTTATGCCTTTACTACGGAAGGAGTATGGGCGTTGGAAGTGTCTGCTACAGGAACATACTCCGCCAAACAACCGATTACTCGTGATGTGGTTATTAATCCCGACAGCATTACCCAGATTGACACTGCCGTCCTGTTTGCAACCGATAGAGGTATTATGCACATCAGCGGCTCGTCCACACAATGTATATCCGACATCCTGAATACGGAGGATTTGTTCAGCATTGCCGACCTGCCTAAGTCTGATGCGTTGATAAACATCTTCAACGAAAAATCCGATGAAAGCGAAAAGATTACACTCGCAGACATCACGCTGTTGCCGTTCAACGAATTTCTACGAGGTTGCCGTATGGTGTATGACTATACCCACCAACACATCATCGTATATAACAGTGCAGTGCGTTATGCTTATGTTTTCTCTTTGAAGTCAAAATTGTGGGGTATGATGTATTCCGATATTGTGGCTAATGTCAATTCCTATCCCGAAGCATTTGCCATGGCAGAAGGTTCGAGATTGGTCGATTTCTCCAAGTCTAATGCTGAGAATATAACAGCTCTAATTATTACTCGTCCGTTCAAGATGGATGCACCCGATTCGTTCAAGACTATAAATACTATCATACAGCGTGGTATGTTCCGCTCTACCCATGTCCGGCAGGTGCTGTATGGTTCAAACGACCTCATACATTGGCACGTTGTATGGAGCAGCGTGAATAACATTATGCGAGGCTTAAGGGGTACACCCTATAAATCCTACCGCCTTGCTCTTGTCTGCCGTTTTGATAAAGCGGAAAGCATATACGGATGTACCGTGGCGTTCGAGCCGCGTATGACAAACCAAGTACGATAGTTTTCAGGTAAAACAGATTGTTTATAAAGGAGAAAGAGCCGGGATGCGTGATGCACCTCGGCTCTTGTCTATTAAAACGGCTTGCATTTCCGTCTTATCTTGCCTTTCCTTGATACAAGCGATGTCTGTATCTTGCTTTTCAGTTCTTTGAATTTCCCCTCCCAATTCGCTTGACTACCTGGATTGGTGATGCTCATCCAATCGGCAAGCACTCTGCATACAAGATATTCATGTATCAGATGATTTAGCAACTGCACGGTTGTCATTGAAAAGCCAACCGGCAAATTCAGTACAATATCGTATGCTTCAGGAGCAGTCAGTACATTATCGAAATTTTCTTGCGTCTCGCCTATTCCCGTTTTTGTATAGGGAAAAAGCATTTCCACACATTCGGCATGAGCAAGATTCAGTACCCTTGTTACCCGGTCAATATTTCCTTTCTGACCGATGTCGAATACCTGATGCCGGGCGTGTACATCGTCTGTTTTCATGATGTCGCCCTCAACAAACGAATAGTTCTCGGCATCATATATCAGTTCCGACCGTTTGAATGTCAGCGTTACGGATTTAGTCTGTCGCTGATTATCATTACAGCAATACATTATTTATTGTATGTCGGTCGTTCCGGGCGACTGCGTTTATACAAAGCACGCTTCACATTCTCCAACGACACTCCCGAATGGGAAATATAGGTTTCTGCATCCTCCTTGTTTGTAATGGCGAACCAATCTCCAAGTGCCATGTCCACAAGGTAAGAATGTATGCCGTTTCCCAATGCGTCTGCTGATGAGTTATTGTAGTTGCTTGGCAACTCAAACGAAAGTTCAAGCACTCCGTCATTGTCAATCTGTTCGGCAATAAGGTTGTCGCTCGTGGTTTTGTCTTCCGACAGATATTCTCCGAGCAGGCTTTTTAGAGCCGAGAAAGCGTTGGCCAAGGAACGGCGGATTTGGTAGCTGTTCTCATCGTCATCACTTGCTTGCATGTTAGAGGCGGCTTCGTATGTCTTTTTGCCTTCTGCCTCTCGTGCCTGCCCGGTCAGGTATGCCTTGTTCTGAATGTCATAGATAAGTTCTTTGACTTGTTGCGTGACGGTCAATGTCTTTTTGTTCTCTGCCATAATACATTTATTTAATTGTTACTCGTATCGTATGTAGGGCGCATTGGCTTTTTCTTGAAAAACGCTTTGCGCATGATGTCCTCCAAATAGGTAGCGGCTTCCGAAGCATATCCGGTTGCTTCATTCTTGTTGGTAAATGTGTACCACTTGGCCGTGATGTTCATCACGAAGAATGAAAATAGGCTGCGTTGCATACTGGCAGTCAGACTGTCATCGAATGCTGTTGATAGACCTAATGTCAAAGAATACTCACCGTCCGTTTCTTTCTCCGATATAAGTACTTTTTTCAAACTATTGCAAACCATATTCTTACACTCGTTCCAAAAGCGTTCAAGGATGGATTTATCCTCTTCGGTGGTCGAAATGGTTTCGTAGGCATGTTCATCATCCATCTTTGCCCCAGTGTATTCCGTTGTCTTTGCTACTTCCTCATACACGGTTTCTTTATTGATTTTCAATACTATCTCCATATTTAAAAACTAAATAGGTTATACGATATGCCCACTCCGAGGTAAGGGGCGAACTGTGGAGTTCCTCTCAATGTCATCCCATAGCCGACCTGTATGCCGATGCTCCATCTCTTGGGCTTTGGGCGTTTGGTTATGGTCATGGTTTCATGCGGCATACGCAATATCAGGCTGTCAAGGCTTGTATTGTATCCGCTCACGTATGCTGTATAGGTGCTATCCTCATACACTTTCTGCGTAATCGGTATAAACACGTCCGCACTATCTGGAACGCTTTTGTCGAAATTCCCTAAACTATCCTGCGTATTGGGTACAAAATCGGGCGTTTTTGGGGGCGTTTCGGGTAATTTGGGAACGCTTACCGGCAATTTTGCGATTATATTTCCCAATGGCAAGGCCGCTTTGGGAACAGGCTTATAGTAAGGAATCGTGTCATACACCGTCACCCTGACCGTGTCCGGCACCGCTGATTTCTCCTTGTGTCCGTTCAACCCCTTACCCCCATTCCACAGAACAGAGCCGATAAGCAGCATCAACAGCACGCACAACAATATGTTTTTAGTCCTTTCCATACTTGTAATCCCAATCCGTCAATGCTGTAACATGAGTTCGCACAATGGCATCACGCCCTTTATCTGAAGTAAGGTAAGCTACATCCTGCTCATTGTCCATGAAAAAGTTTTCCGTAAGGACTGCAGGGCATTTTGTTTTGCGCAGGATATAGAAAGCTTCTTCCCAGTCAGGGTCACCGTCCGATAAATCCTTACGGATTGTAAGTCCGGCAAAATTCTTTTCCGCTTCGGCATACAGCATGGTGGCAAGTTCATCGCTCTTGGTTTTGCCTTTGCTTGTATAGGCACTCCAACCACGGGCCTTGCCCCATTCACCGTTTTTCGATGCGTTGCAATGAATGGAAACAAGTACCACATTCTCAGCACCAAAACGCCCACAAATCTCATTCACACGTCTTACTCGTTCTTCAAGGGGTATGTCTTCGCTTTCGGTTACAATGCGCTCCGCATCAATGCCCAAAAATTTCAACTCTCCCTCGATGCTTTTTGCTATTTCTCGTGCGTAGCTGTATTCTCTGAACTTACCGTCAGGGCTACGCTTTCCCGGAGTATTCTCGCCATGTCCGTTGTCAATCAATATTTTCATGCTTGGTAATTTATTGGGTTAGTATTCGCTTGGCGGAATTCGGTCTGCACAACCGTGTTTGTTACATTTTCGGAATTCCAGTGCCTGATTTTGAACGGCAAGTTCGCTGTTCTTTTCACTTAGTTCGCGGATAGTGTCGCGATATTGGGTTATCTCAGTATAAAGGTGGTCAATCTTTGCGTCCAGTTCGGCAACCCGCTTTTCTTTCTTCTCGTACAATTCTTTCCACTCCGCAGCATAAGCTGTGATGTTGTCCGCCTCAGCTTTCTCAGCCTCGGAATCTGCTTTTTTTGTCTTGCTTTTAATCAATAGTAAGGGTAATATCACCAATGTGATGAGAGAACCGATAACTTGGATAATCGTGCTTAATTGCTCCATATCAAAGTTCCTCCAATTAAACATCCCAAACAAACTCCGGCTATCGTTAAACCGAAATCAATCCAATCCCATTTGCCGCCATGCGCCTTGTCTTTGTACTCCAATGCAGTTGCTGCCAATACTCCGGCATACATTGCAGTAAACCAACCGAATGCAAAAATGCCGATAATCAGTCCTCCAATGAGGTGTTTCCACCTGTTGCTCATTCCGAGCCAATCAATAAACTTTTTCATTGTCATCGCTATTTTAAATTAAACATAGTCCAATCCACACTGTCTTTTTCCCTCCATCCGTCCTGAACGGTCTTTATCACATAGGCACACACCGATTGGGAGAACGCAATAAAATCATCTGCATTCTCGAAAGTATGATAGATGGGCGTGCCATCTTCCTGTTCGTTGATTTTTAGGGTAAGCGGATAAGGGATGTTCTCACTACGCTCTATAGCGGAAAAGTTCAGTTGGTTCTCGGTAGAAAGGTATATCTGCTTCTTGTTCCAGACAAAACCGTTTATAATCTTCTCCTCCGTTGTCTTGTTTATAGCGGACACGACAATCTCCTTGACCTCGGAAAGTGTAGGCTTGCGGTTGAATGTATGCCTGTATTCCCAACCGCTTTCACTCTTTTCATCGTCTTTCCAAAAGCCAAAAAACAATATCCACTTGGAGCGTCCTGTACGCACAAGACAATCCTGCCGCTGCTTTGTGCCGTAAATCTTTTCCATTTTTGTGAGTTTTGATTTCAGGCAAAAATAGCGGAATCCAAGTGGATTAATATGTTATCCTTTTACCATCAGGTAAAATTGTATTTTCTCTTTCCTCCGTCAAATACCTCGCATTTGAGAACCGTTTCAAATGGGAAACCATCTTCAATGTCGCTGATTTGGTCAAGAATGCCTTTCATCTCAACAGAAGCTGTAAAGAACTTTCCCCATTCTTGGGTCGTAGGATTGCGGAAAGATACGAGATAACGGTCTTCTCCCTCTTTGGTATCTATACCCGTTTCAAAATCATGTATTTCAATAGGTATATTTACAATGTCACTCAGTCTCATTACTTTTCCGGGAAAGCGTTTCTTTCCGTCAGCAGGGGTATATGTAACCCCCATTTCTGAAAATTTCTTCATTTTCTTATTCGTAAGTATGTAAAACAAATGTTTGCAATCAGCATGGCAGGCCATACCTTTGAATGAGCCTATGATTTCCTGCCTCCTTTTGCGTGATTTGACTTTGGCAAGATTTCTGGCTGCATTCTGTTTCGTCCGTTTCCTTAGCAAGGAATACTCCCCGAAATTCACATAACCCAAAGCATCCATGCCGGATGAAATGGGGGCGACTTTCTCGCTGGGCTTGATGGTCAGTCCAAGTTTGGCACTTTCTTCATGTAGGCAATTCCTTAGTCTCCACAACTCCTTTTTGCTTTCGCCGAGGATAAAGGTGTCATCACAAAAACGGAAATAATATGACGCACCGTGCAGTTCTATCATCGCATGGTCAAGGTCATTTAGATACAGGTTGCCGAAAAACTGGGAGGAACGAAGCCCCTTGCTGATACCGGCATCCGCATCGGGATATAAAACTTTGACAAAATTCTCCAATATCGGTAGTAAAATCGGGTCAGCGATGTATTTTCTGATTTTGTCTATCAATATGCTATGAACGATATTGTCATAGTAACCTTGATAATCTGATTGATAGAAGTATTTTAGGTTTGGATTTGCTTTCATTGCAGCTTGAATGGCATGAAACAAGCCTTGCGGACCTCTTCCCTTGATGGAAGCCGCTGTTGTTTCTATCAAAATGGGAGTAAGTTTTTCCTCTATGATTTCCATAATGGCATTACTGCCCATCCTTTCAAAGACAGCAGGGGCTTGGACTGTCCGTATTTTAGGACCGTCTTTCGTTTCAAAGGATTTTAGCGTGTTGACTCGGAAAGTTCCATTTCCTATCTGTTCTTTCATTTTTGCAAGTATGGTATCTCGATTGAGTACATATCGTACTTGGCGTGCTGTGTACTTCTTTCCATCTATTACAATCGAGTTCCTTTTTTCTGCTTCGGTAGAGGATTGGCTGAGGTTTGACAGCACACGCTTGAATGACAACAATAGGTTTTCTTCCGTTATTATTTCGGGGATGAGGTTGTATAAAGGATAACTGACCGAAGGTGTTCCCCCGGTCAGTCCTATAAAATTGTCCGTATCATCATAGACCGCCTTCCGGTCCCGTGAGGAGGATATGAAACCCTCCTCACTTGTGGTTAAAGATATGTTCCGGCTTTCCATAAATAATATATTATAATGCTTTTGCCGAGGCGCGAACCCCTCGGAGAATATAATTGCCCAACTCGTAGGCGTATAGGGTCTCCGATTAGTTAACCATCAGAATTTGAGCCGACCACCGTAGTTCGTGTTCGAGTTCGAAGATGCGTTGTTCGCGTTCGCATAAGCGAGACCGGAGTTCGCATTCGAGTTGTTGCCAGACCGAAGAACACAGCGGCGCGCGGGGTTGTCTGCCTTTATGTATCAAATGGCGAATTTCCCTAAACCTACTATCTCAAGGTTGATACTCATTCCCATTGCACGAAATACTTTTCTGATTGTCTGTATGGTAAGATTGCTTCCTTTCTCAATGCGAGAAATCTGCGCTTTCTTAACTCCAATCATTTCGCCAAGCTGTTCCTGAGTGATGTTTCTTGATTCACGGGCTTGTTTGATTGCCTCACCAATCAAGAACGCATCAACCTTTGCTTCATATTCGTCACGTCTTGGAGTTCCTTTAACCCCAATTACGCTGTCCAGCATTTCTTCGTGAGTGTAAAGTTTCATATCTTCTGCTTTTTATCGTTAAAATACTGTTTTCTAATATTCTCTGCCTTATCAATTTCTTTTGATGGGGTCTTCTGCGTTTTCTTTATAAAGCCGTGAGTGGCAATTACCAAAGTGTCCTCTTCTGTATCCCAAAATGCCAAAAGCCGATAACAGATGCCATTGTAAAGCGTTCTGAACTCCCAAATATCCGTACCTTCCAATTTCTTAAAAAGTTCTTTGTCTATGACAACTCTGCTTTTGAAGATATTATAAGCGATTTTATCTTGTACCTTCTCCGGCAAAGAATGGATAAATTCATAAGCTTCTTCTGTATAAACTATTTTGAATCTCGTTTCCATTATTAACTTGATTTCCTTTTGCAAAGGTAATAAACAGTTTACATATAAAGAAACTTTTCGCTGTCTTTTTACATGAATGATTTATAATCGACTCGCTTCGCGAGAATAAAGAAAGAGGGAGCAGCCTTACGGCTCTCCCTCTGACGCTTTTTACGAACTCACGAGTTCCGCTCTATTCTATAATGACGAATTTTCCGCGGAAGGCGAGCCGACCACCGTAGTCCGTGTTCGAGTTCGAAGCAGCGTAGTTCGCGTTCGCATAAGCGAGACCGGAGAGCGCATTCGAGTTGCTGCCAGACCGAAGAACACAGCGGCCTCTACTGCCGCTCATCCAAAAACCGGCAGCATAATGGGTCACATACATGCTTGTGTCTGTCTTGTGAACTCGACTCGGAAGGACATCACATTTCGCTCCATGTACGATACGCACAACACAATTCCCGTTGGATGATTCAACCGTTTTGACTGTGCGCTCCGTTTTTGTAACAGGGTCGTAAATATGAGCGGTGTAATCAATCGGATATGAACTGTCATTCTCCGTACATTTGGCTTTATAAAAATCTTCATAAGTCGTGACATTGAACGCAATGTAGTCCATCCATTCGGAATCACAGCCTACATAGTGCTTCAATCCCAAAATGGAGTTAAGGTTGTTCCCTACATTATAGGAATCTCCCATACCAACGCTATCCTGCTTGTTCAGGATAGCGTCATGCACACCGTTGCCGACTACCGACTGTTCATTGGTCGTCCCATTCAACGCCCACCACAAGTTACTGACTTCTTTGTGCTGCTCGTAGTCCTGCAACTGGTAGCCCGGTCCTCTCATGCGGCAGATATTCTGAAAGTCCTTGGCAGTGTAGTTCAATGTGCCGATTGGCATTTCAAGCGGATTGCCCTCACTGTCATATTTCCATTCATTTGAGGTTACGGATGTTCCGTTACCTTTCTTTGAACGTACATCGCCGGATAGGCTTCTCGGCATCTTCAAGCCGTCTATGGTGATTGGATAGACACCGATAAGGCTGTCATTGTCGCCTACGGTATGCTCTGTCCATTCAGGTTCTATGGCTTCGATGTTGTCACTGTCCACAGTCAGACACTCAATGTCCCCGATGTCACGGAAAGAGGTGAAGTAAAACCACTTTGCACCGCTTGGCACATCGCAGAAGATGTAATCTCCAATGGAGAAGTCAAAATAAGTGTGGCTGACAGACATGATGAATATGCTTATCGCTCGGTTGTTCTCGTCCGTGAAGACACCTCCGAGGCGCGCATGATTCAATCCCGGCCATCTTACCTGCTTCATGCCTTTCACATCCATCCTGTAACTGTTGGTGTTGGATGCGGTGGCTATCACATCCTCACCAAGAATTTCACCGATAACGGCATCATTCGCATAAACACCGGTATTTTCCCGGTATAGCAGCTCTGACAGCTTCGCCTTTTTGCTATGCAATGCAGTTGAAAGCGGTTCGGATTCAGTAACGGACGGAATGTAATATTTCGCCTGGTTCTTGTAGTCGTTCACTCCCTTGTACCAATGATGAGGGGCGTGCCAAAATATGTCAAAGCCCTCTCCTGCAGAATCGGACACATCAAAACTGCTTCCATCTTTCAGGTAGTTGAAATCCGTATCGCTTACCTGTACGCCTTCCATTTGGTTCTTCTTGGTGTTGTAAGAACATTTATAGGCATGGCATCCTTTCTGTATGGCAAGCATATGTCCGCTCGGAATGTAGGTATTCCCATAATCCGCCCCGGTCTTGTTTTCCGGATTGCTGTACCTTTCACAAGAATCACTCTCCACAACATCGCTGATTTTTACGATGGAAAATTGAGAGTTGTGAAGTTCAAGTTGGGGAAAATAGGCAGCAAACGCATTTATTTCGTCTGTTTCCACAAGTTCGCTCAATATCCAACGGCCGGTAATACCGCTACACTGTTCCTTTTCATCATAAGCATTTCCGTTTGCGTCAAGCCCGATTGCGCCGCTTTCCTTAATGGAACGCAACAGTCCGACACTGGCGGTTGCATTCACATTGGGAATCCGGACGGTCTTTAGCGCACTCGCATTGACTATCTGTTCCAATAGCGTCATGGCATCTACATACGGACACTCATTGACAAATATCTTTGTTATCTTGGCTACACCACCGAGCGTCAGTCCGCCGGGATAGGTAAGGTTGGGCAGGTTGTTCAGCACGAGTTCCGTTATTGTTTCCGGAAGCGTAAGTTTGTCTATCGGCGATGTTTCAGCCAGTGTGATGGCAGAAAGTCCAGTATTGTCGGCGTATACGGAAACCAGACGAGGACACTTCGATGCGTTGACGGTCTGCACTTCTGTGTTGCGCACATCAAGAATGCGCAAGAACGGCATATCACCCAAATCAAGGTTGGTCATATAGCCTGTGTTACCGGGCGACATCGTCCAATTGCCATGAGACTCTCCACCCACATACAATTCCTGCAACAACGACATCTTGGGTAATGTGTTTCCAAATTGGGGGTCGATACTGATTTCACTCAAATCAAGCATACTCATTCGGTCTGCCTGATAGATGTATAGCATAATGTTTTCTCCGTGTTGAAAGTTTGTGAAAACACCTTCTTCTCCGGCTTTAAGGTAAATTCCTTCCGTGATATTTCCGCTGTCATTACCAATGCCAAAATATCCGCTCTTTGCTGCCTTGAAACGGATGACGGCACCTTCTTTTGCACCGATACGTCCACCGATATAACCACTCTCCGCCTTGAAGTCGCCGCAGCGGTAGTAGCCGTCACGGATGCGCCAACGTTGTTCAATAAATGCCGGTAGTGAGGTTAGACCCAAGCCTTGCAGGGCATAGAAATAAAGGTCGCTGTACCCTGTATATTTAATATACTTGCGTTCTCCGTCATAGCTTGATACCACTTTCTGCCATTTCTTCAAGCGTTCTGTCACGAAATAGTGCATAGCCCCTTTAGGTGAGAAAGGACCCGCGCCTATACCGAGCGTGTCAGGCAGGGAGCGCATGGTGTCGGCTATGGCCGACAAGGTAATGGTATTGCCGTTTTGGTCAACTTCCATAGTCTGCTGTCCTCTTATATCGTTCCACAGCACAGAACCTCGTCCTGCGTATGCGCTGTTTGTCAAATCACCGGGGTCAACTTCTGCGTCAATGGTCTGTCCACCGTCATTGTCCTTTCCGTTGCAGGTGTCGCAGTCATATACCTTGTTGCAGTACATTCGTCTTGCCTCCATACCGTTTACACCGCTATATATACCGTCTTTCACGCTGCATCCGTCCTCCAAGAAGAACATGGGCTGCATATTCTTTGCTTGTTGGTCAACAGCGGCAAGGTAGTCGGTAAACAGGTAGTATGATACCAACGAATAAGGACTGATGTATTTCCACATTTGCGTCTTCCATATCTCCTGCCATTTCCCTGCAAGTTCTTTCTTGGCATAGTCGCAACTGTCGCAGAATTTAAGTACTTGGTACAGGTCGAACGGCACTTTCCGTCCCATGGCCAGGTCTATCTGCAACTGGTCATCGTCAATCATACACTCGAAGTAACGTGTCCACATCGGGTAGGTTTCCTGTCCAAGTTTCAGTTTGGTAACCCAAGAGGCCTCGGCGGTGGTCGGCTCCATCATGTCGGCAACACTTCCCACTCCCTGCCACCAGTTCATGGCATCATAGGTCAGAAGTTCGTAACCGCTCACGGGGTTAAGTACTTTCCCGGTAATCTGCCATTTGCCACCAACCTGTTTCATTTCTCCGGTTTGTGCAGTCCATTCACCTCTCTCATATGCCATAAAGCGATAATCCTGTCCGCAATACAATGATAAAAGATATAGTTTATCCTTATTTGTTGTTCCATCATTCTTGAAACGAGTTTCTATCTGGTCAAGATTCTCTCCTTCTTTACCGAAGTATTCTACAAAGTCTCCATAATTGATGCAACCTTTATTGTATCCGGGAGTATCTTTAAAACCAAGCGCAACCTGTTCTCCTTTGTCTTCTTTCCAGTTTCCTTTGGCGTGAAACCATGCATCGGTAAGGCTTTCTTGTGTCGCACGGAATGCGGCAATGGGATGATTGGCTGTCGAATGGTTCATCTGCAATCCTTTCAACGAGACATCGCTTTTTGTCCAAGTGCCGTCAAATGCACGCTGTGCCGGAGTAAGGTAATCACTTCCAAGAGCACGGAAAGTGGCATTCATCAGGTCGCATACACCGCAGTCGTTTGCCCCGGAACTGTCAGAATAGTCCACCTTTACTGTGATAATCTTCACAGGAATAGTATTTTCTCCTACACGCACATAGCCTATTTTCATAAGTTCGTATGAAATTCGGGCATCTTCGTTGTCATAGTCCGGGTAGATAGGTGTAACTTCCCAACCTTCATTTTTCTGAAGATAGAAGCGGTCGTTCTTGATAGGTCGCTTTGCCGATGTTGTTCCCTGTCTTCTCCATTGTACATTGATTGCCTTGAAACTTCTCCATGGTCGTTTCGGGTCATAGTAGAATAGTGTACATTTGAATTTCTTGCTCGTATCTATGTCACCGTCAAATGTGTCAAAGGTCTGCTGGTCTGCCACCACTGCATAATAAGGCATTCCCTTGGCAGAAAGGGCTTCTATGGTGGGGCGGTTTTGCGTGTCAAGCACGTTCTCTTTCTCGTATTCCACAACCATGGCAGTGGTGTCTGTCAGTTTGCACAAGTAGTTTTGGAACGCCTGTGCCCATTCATAATGACTCTCGTAGGCAAGCATATAGTACAGGTATAGGTCTCCTTCCGTACCGTTGAACGTAACGGTTCTGTTGTTAAGGATTGCACCGCTGTCACTGATATAACCGATACAGCCCACTTCTTCCCCGTTCAAATACAACTTCATGCAGGAGTAATTGCTTCCACCCCGTGATACATAAATGGTGGACGGTTCGACAACTACTGCCATCGTGATTTTCTCGCCAGAGCGAAAGCTGCGCTCAACTAAGGCAGGCTGTCCTGTTTTACAGTAGATAGCAGCTTTGTTGCCGCATACATAGAAACCTGCACCGCTATCAGCATCATAGCACTCTATGAGTTTTGAATCTGCTTCCTTGATGTTCTTGGTGGCAAATGCGAATTGGACGGCACAACCTGTTGTCCGTTCGGTGGCAGAGTTCCCGAAAGGGTAGTAATCCAATATCTCTGCTTTCACATTCTCTGCTATGCGAAGGCATCGTTCGCCCAAATAGTCCGTAAAACCGTTACTTGACCAGTTCGCACCCCTTACATCCATAGTTATGCCATTGTTTTCTATGGTATGGTCGCTCTCGCTGTTGCTGCGTGCGGAAAAATCATATCCGAACAAAGCCCCGTCCTTGATGGCCATGTCAATGGCACTCCCTTTTACAATTACCTTGATTTCATTGGTGGACACATTTCCGCTCTTGGCATGTACGGTAATGCTCTGGCTTCCGTCCGTGCTGTATCCGCTTATCTGCTTGTTCACGGTAAGCGTTTCGGCAATCATGGCTTCCACGGATGTCACTTTCTCATCGTCATAGAAGACATCCACGTGCGTTTCCGTTTTACCCGATGTGTATGCTGCGACCTCTATGGTAAGGTTATCATACAGGCGGAGCGTACCGTTGTTGGTGTCGTTGAACCGGATTGCCACGATAGGAGTGGTGTCCTCGGCATCAATACACATGATAGCAGAGTAAATGGTATTGCCCCTTACTCCTGATTTGTTTTCCGTTCCGTAAATGCGTACTGGGTATGCCCCATGTGTCATCCGTTCGCCGCCGCCGAATACATTACTCGGATTGATGGATATGCTCTTGGTGTAACTGTCATTGACTGTTGCCTCTCCCAGTTTCTTCCATTCCCCGTTGTAGAGCATTTCCACTGTGGCACGTATGGATGAGGTGTTGTTTGGGAATTTGTAGAACTGTCCTATATTTTTTGCTGTGCCTCCTACGGTCAATGCGGTGCTGCTTGTGTAGTTGAGCGGCATAGGCTGTTCAACTGTAATATCCACAGCAACAATGGTAATGGCTTTCTTCTTGGTGTTCCCGTCCGCATCGGTAGCCTGAACAAAGAAACTCTTGGATGCGGCACTGCTGAAGTACTCAGTAAAGTCAAGTTCAAACTTGTAGTCCGTTGCACTTGCTGAGCCGGTTTCGTTCATTGCCTCACTATACAGGGTCAGTCCTGTGCTTGCATCAATGATTGAAACATTACGGATAACGCCAAGCACTTCGTTACCGTCCGGGTAACTGACACTACGCAAAGCTACATTAATTTTTATCTCGGAACCGAACGCCACAATGGGGGCGGCTTCCTCAAAGTAGATGGACAGGGTGCTGTCCTCGCTCGAACCTCCGCCTCCTCCATTCTTCGGAATCTTAAGTACTACATCTTCTATCTGTCCTCCATTCAGATTCACGGCTTTGTAGTAGATATATTCCTCATCACTTTCTTCATCAAATCCACCGATAGCCTTTGCCTGCATAGCGTATGCTCCTCCTGTGGAAAGGGCATCTTTTCCTCCTTCTTCCGGTTTATCGGATGTTTCCACGTTGCTTCCTCCGCCACCGAATGCTACCCATGGTTTCAAGTCCTCCGGTGTTATGTCGCTCGCTTCACGTGTAAATTGGTAGGTAAGCCACACGGGTGCACCGTTCTTGTCGCTTTCTGCAGTCTTGAACGTAAGGATGATACCGCTTTTAAGATAAACTTCCCCATTCTCCTTTTCAAAGTCTGACACGGCTTTGATGGCTGTTGACAAAGTGTATTCCACATTTCCGCACAGAGCATTTACATTGATTATATCGCCTATGCCCTTGCCGCCACCTGCTCCGAAATCGCTCCAGTTGTTTTCTTTAAACCAGTCCGATGTATCAGTCCATTGTTTGGAAACCCATCCGGATTCCGTCAGGAAGGTCAATACAACACCTGGTATTTTCAATACCGGGGAATATTCGGAGGCGGAACACCGGTCAAGGGCAACGGAGAATGTTATCTCCCTGTCCGCAAGGTCAAACAGTTGGTTGACATTCACAATGCTACGCGCCACGATTTGCTTGTTTTGCGAAAGTATGGTTTTCCTGTTTTCTTCCACCTGCTTGATGTCTTCCTGTAACTTCGCACCTTCATCGCCGGGAAATGCCGTTGAACTTGTATGTCCGAGAGCGAGGTCTGAACCGATGACGGTCAGTTGCGTGCCGCTCCAACGGTAACTCTTTCCATCCTCTTTGCAGAGGAAAACTTTTCCTGAATAAGGAATCCGCCCATTCATGCTTACCGAACCGAAATTGTCGGCATCCAGCCAGTTGTTGTAATAGGTGGGGGCAGAAACGGTTTCCCCTGTATTGGGAGCATACGAGATGACAAAGCAACCGTTGGTCTTGTCATAAACGACGTTGCATCCCTCATCGGTGGAACTCTTGTCAAGGCTTGCCGTTTGGGTGGTAATACCGGTAACGATTTCCTGAAACTCAACCGCATCATCCACGTATGCGGGCAGGTGTCGGCTCGGTATCTTGCCCAGTTCGTCCAAAGGGGCAAGCCCGCCGTTTTCCCCCTTTGAGTTCTTGAATGTATTCAGCTGACCGCTGACTTCATTGGCTTTGTCACTTGCTTTTTTTGCTGTGTCTTTGACAGTATTGACTTGCCCTTGCAGTGAGTTGACGCTGTTTCCGAGAGTGGTCAGTTGTGTATCCTGTGCCTTGTCTTTTCCCTCAATGTCGGTCACATCGTCTTGCAACTTGGTAATATCCTCCTGCAATTTTTCAATGGCTTCGTTATACTCTCCGCTGTCAATGGTCGGATTGCCGCCGCTATGCCCGGTCGGCACCCATTCTCCTCCATCTGCAACATAAATTGGGGCTGGCAATGAAACTCCTACAAGTGCCCACCAGCCGTCATGCGGAAAAGGATAAGCTGCTTTTAACTTTTCAATGGTAGTGTACAGACCTTTTCCTGCTCCTTTGATATTTTTGGCTTCAAGCCAACCATCTACGACAACATTTCCTTTCAGATGGGTTTTCCCTTGGACAGTGGCATCGCCTCCTATTGCCGTATTGCGACCTACTGATACATCACCATCTATATGCTTTGATTCGTAACTCATATTAATACAGATTTTGCCAATTCGTTCAATGCGGCACTTTTCTCCGCATCACCGAATGTAGTTAATACTAATGCTGCTATGGTATATACCACAGCGTTGTAACATCGTCCGCAAATTTCTATCGCACCGTATTTGTCAATCTTCGGATAAGGTAGATATACGGCACGGCTTACTTTTGCTTCTGTCGTTTTGCATGAATAAAATTCCATCACTCTTCCTTCCGGGCGTATGGATATGGCACAGACAGGGCGTTGGTACGTTCCCCTGATACCTTTGAATCGGGAAGATTGTCTTGCATATTCCGGGTCATCGGTATTTATGGGATAAAATACTGCACGTTCCCAGTCATCCATTTGGAAAACGACAAAACGCATGAAATCCTCCGGAAGCAGTATCCATCCGCTTTCATGCTCTTTCCAAAATACAGCATCACCGAAGTTGTGTCCGCCGTCAAGCAGATAGGGAGGTGCGGAACTGTGTACACGCTTTACGGCTTCCACAATCTTGGACTTGATGATGTCGTTGAGTGCAAGCGTGTCCACGTCACCGATTGCTGCCAATGTGTCACTTGCCATGTTTTGGTCAAGTGCGATACGGACATCTTTCGCTATGTCGTCAAGTTGATAGACTGTCATACTCTTTTATCCGGTTATGACAATCCCTCAAACTCAATTCCGTTTGCGGCTGCCTGTTCAGTAATTGCTTTCATGCTGCGCATGGCTGTTCGGCTGATGCCGAATGTATCGGCAAGATAATCTTTTGCTGCGGACAGGTCGCTCACTTTCACTTTTTTCAGGGTTGGGTCATTTCCATCTGTGGTTTCTCCGTCCTGACAGTCTTCTCCTGTTACTTGGTTATCGACAGTTGGAATTTCTTTATCTTGCAGATTTTCTTCTGTTTTTGCATTTATCTTTTCACTTTCATCCTGCATACTGTGTAGCCGGAACAACTTTCCAAAATTGTAATGTTTTTCGATGGCACGCATTATGTCCTCGTTGTCTGTTGTAAACAGGCTGCTACCGTTAGACAGAGGTGTGAACGAAATATGCAGGTTCTTCTTACTTGGAAGCACTACGTTGATACTCACGTTGGTGTTCGCTTTATAGGTTTTAATCATATACTTGTAAATTAAAAAGGGATGGGACTCCTTATCCCATCCCCGGTTATTGATTTCTTTTTGTGGATTATTAAGGCTCTTCAACAGGAGCTTTGGCAAGACGCATTCTTGCATGTGCTTTTGCATAGCGCAAGTACAAGCAGCTTACTTCTTGGATTACTACCGCATCGGTACGGCGGATACCGGCTTTCTGCAAGTCAAGTACGTTTCTTGCCCAAGAGATATGTGTTTTCTTCGACAGGTATTCCGGGTCCATTGCAAAGCCGCAGTCGCTCATGCCATTCACGTCAAATAGTTCGTGATGAATGGTCAGTACCTCTCCGAAATCGGTATCCCAAGATTTGAATTTCAAATTCCAAACCTCAACAGTGTCTTTCAGGCGGAACTTCTCACTCTTGATTTTCGAGAATGCAGACAGCATATCGCTACCGCAGAAAAGGATTTTGCGTTTGTTGCCGATACCTGTACCCACAAAGAGGTCTTTGGTAATATCCACAAGGTTTTCATCGGTAATGATGGCGCACTGCTTGTCCGCATTCCATTCGCCCACTTCGATGTCTTTGCCAGCCATCCACCATATGCCGCCTGTAAACCAAGTGTTCATACCGTCCTTGGCAATATGCTTGATGACATTCTTGACACCGAACAGATAGGTATTCTCCATGGCGAGGCGCATATCATATACACCGTCCTCCTCAATGTCCGAGAAATTCCAGTTCACTTCCTTGGCGGCAATCTTGTCAAAGGTGGACTGCTCTACCTGAATCATGAAGTTCTGACAATACTGGGTTTCAGGCATCGGGATATTGTTGAAGCGTCCTGTCTGTACATCCAACTCACCACAAGCCTTACCCATACGAACAAGTGTTGTTCCTGAAGGAATCTCCGGTACAAGGATTGGTTGCTTACTCGAACTATCCATGTCACCGTTAACAGCATACACGGTTGGTAAGTTTGTTGAGCTATCTTTACCGCATACACATAATACAAGGTCGGGAACATTGCTGTCTTCCAGCCCGTATTTTGTTCCATCCGGCTTCGTAATGGCTTTCACACCTACTACTCGAATGGTATCATCCAGAGTAAACATGTTCAGGTCATCTACCGGAAGGGAGGTGCTGGCTCCGTTCAGCATCTTTTCTACTTTCTTGTTGGTACTGCACTTGATTTCTCTTGTGCCTACGCTGTAATACTTAACTTCGAAAGAGTTTGTACTACTTGATTTTGCATAACGGCTGATTTGGTCGATAGGAGTTGCCATCGGACGTATCTTCACGATACGTTTGTCCACATCGCTCAAATAAAAATTTGAGTCACCATCCGTTCTGCCTGCGGTTTCCGTTGCGATACCGTCTGTTCCGCCCGTACCGTCAGCTCCGGCTGTTGTTTTACCTGCATCAGGGAGTTCGGAGGCGTTGGCCATGAACACACCGCTTGATGCGCCTGTCACAAATGCCAATACCATCAGCATGATGCGACACAGAAAACTTGTTGCTTTCTTCATTGCTCTTTTAATTTTTGAAAAGTGAATAAATAGAATTGATTTTACTTGTTTGTCCTGCGTTTTTCTCCGCCACGTTCCCAAATGTTCTGAGTTCCGTAGTTTTGGTCAATGACACCCAAATCTGGCATTTCTCGTGAGCCGCCTTTGCCTCCGCCGTTCTTGCTGCCGAGGTTGGCTGTACCGTCATTCTTGCTGCCCTTGCGCAACTTTTCTTCAATCTTGGTGTTGCGGCCTCTTACTTCGCCTTCTCGGTCTGCCTGTTCCACATCGCTGTCATGCCGGATGGCTTTGAGTGCCATTGCCACGCTCTCACGTGTGAACTTGCCCATGATTCCGTCACGCACAATGCCGACAAGGAAATCCATTGCACTGTCAATGTCCTCATCAGATAGTCCTTCATCTTGCTGCATGGTTTCAAGGGTGGTCAAAGTCTCGTTGAGGCTCTTCTGATACTCTCCCTCGTACTCTTTCTCTTGGGCGATGCGTTCTGCAAACTCCTTATTGGCGGCTGCAAGTGCCTCCTGCTTTTCGGGGTCTTCAAGTGCGGCCTTGAAATCATCCCCGAATTTACGCACCATACCGATGATAGGGTCTTCGCCCTTTCTCCAGTCGGTAAGAAAAGCGGCACTGCGCGGGTTGCTTGCAAATAAGTCCGAGAGAGCTTTTTCTCGCTCACGGTATCCAGACAATTCGTTGTCGTAACTGTCGTAATCGTCATTGGTTTGACCAAATAACGCTTCATCATCGGCAAACTCCTTGTCGGGATACTTTGTTTTCAACCGTTCCATGTATCTGTCCCGGTTGCTTTTAACTTCCGTATTCTTAGGCATATACTGTAAATAATTAATGTTGTCTGAAACTTTGAAGCAAAAATAAGCTAAGATACACGCATTCTATGTTTATCTTTTTACGCTCCAATAGGTAACTTTGGTACACGGTTAAAGCTGTAATTTGTTGTAGGAATGAAACATAAAGGGGCATTGATGGAGTACTTTCAAGAACGTTCAGACGACTTGATGAGGGCGTACGATGAATATATTGAATCGTGCGACTACATCCGTATGCCTGATGTGTACAACAACATTGTCAATATGCCTTCACGCCGTTTTTGGGTAAGCGATATTCGGGCAGCTCTTGTGGTATCAGCGATGATGAAGGGCAAGGCGCATTTGGAGAAGATGTGTCCGTCCAAACGTGAAATGTACGAAGAAATCTATAGCCGTGTCATGGTAATGTACACCGATTACCCCGATAAGACTATTTCTGAACTATGTTCTATGGTTGTCATGCAGCCCGCCCCTAAATTCTACCTCACGCCTGGTAGTGCAAAGATTATGGTTTGTAAAGCAAGGAAAGAATGGGTAAGACGAAAACAACAAAGGCTGTTTCGCTTTTAATTTCAATCATTGTATGCTGCTTGGCTTTGCAGGATATTCAAGATTGGTCAGAAGTCGGTATCTTCAAAGATTGCGGACCGGGGTGTCGTATGTCATATCCATTTTATCATGTGAATATAATTCACGCCGCACTTAATGCGTGGTGTCTGCTTTCGGTCGTATTCATATACAATGTGTCATTATGGCGCTTGGTATTCGCATACATTTCCGCCGTATCTGTTCCAGTACTCTGTCTATCCAATATTCCTACGGTTGGACTTTCAGGGTTAGTATTTGTACTGTTCGGTTCTGTTTCTTTCGAGGTAGAAAGAAAGGTCTATTATCAATTATGGATGGTTGTCTATCTCGTCATCGGTTTTCTTTTTCCCGGCACCAATGCGTGGGTACACTTGTACTGCTATCTCGTAGGGTGTTTGGCGGCATTGTTGAACAAACCTGTAAAAATCGGTTAATATGCAGGAGGAAATCAGACTTATCATCGAAGAAAACAACCGCCGAAACGCAGAGGTGTATGCACGCTTTGACCCAATTGGCGGTTTCGGTTCGGTTGGGGAACGTGTAAAGGTCTGTATAGAGGACTTCCCGATACGCACCCAATACCTGCCTGTCGAAATGATGGATGTACCGCTTGTTCGGCAACTTGTCGAATGTGGCTCTGTCAAGGCATTCTTGCAGGAACTTGGAAATGCTAAAGAGAAAGATTATGAAAGCGACCGGCTCAAAGTAATAAGCCAGTTTGTGCGCATACGTAACAAATATGACTTCCCATTTTGGGCGGCAACATTCGTCTATATCAAGAACAAGGGGGGCGGCGAAGATGTGTTATTTCGCCTTACTCGACCGCAACGCCGTTTCGTTGAAAGGTTGGAACGATTGCGAAAAGCAGGTAAGCCTATACGCCTTGTCTTGCTGAAAGCACGGCAATGGGGAGGTTCTACCACCTCGCAAATATATATGGCATGGTTGCAGTTGGTTCATAAAGTAGGACTGAACTCACTTATCATCGCCCATCAATGTACTGGTTCGGATGAAATCAAGGATATGTTCGACCGTATGATAAAGAACTATCCGGTGGATATGCTGCACAAACTGGGTGAAACATACAGCGAGAATGAGCCTAAAATGGTCGGGGTCGGTAAGTCGGGCAGTATTCATCGTGTACCGCAACGCAACTGCAAGATTAAGATTGGTACTGCCGAACGACCGGACTCTTGCCGTGGTGGAGACTACAACCTTGTACATCTGTCCGAGGTAGGACTATGGAAAGCGACAGATGGAAAGAAGCCCGAAGACATAGTGCGCTCCGCCTGTTCTGGCGTGTTGCTGCGCCCATATACGATGATTGTATATGAAAGTACAGCCAATGGTACAGGCAATTTCTTCCAAAAGGAGTATGACGATGCTAAGAACGGGAAATCCCAGTTCGAGGCAATGTTCGTGTCGTGGTTTGACATAGAGCAGTATTCGTTGCCTCTTGACGATGTGGAGGCTTTTGCACAAATGCTGTATGCAAACCGTGAGAATGACGGCATACCTTCATCCCGTGAGGAAAACGGCAAATACCTGTGGTGGCTGTGGGAGAAGGGCGCAACGCTTGAAGCTATCAATTGGTACATACAGGAACGTGCCAAATATACCGAACACGGATTGATGGCGGCAGAGTTTCCTTCCGATGACGTGGAAGCGTTCGTACATTCCGGAGCACGTGTGTTCGACAAATACAAGGTCGAGAAGTTAAAAGCATCATGCAAGCCTCCACGATATGTAGGAGAAGTATATGCCGATGGTGATGAGGGGAAGAAAGCATTGCAAAACCTCCGTTTTGTTGGTGACAGCCAAGGCTTGCTACATATTTGGGAGATGCCTGAGATTTACGATGACGAAGTGGTAACCGACAGATATTTGACGGTGGTCGATGTCGGTGGGCGTTCCAACAAGGCGGACTGGTCTGTCATTGTCGTGTTCGACCGTCTCTTCATGACTGACGGAGGAAAACCCACCGTTGTGGCACAATGGTACGGACACATAGACATCGACCTCTTGGCATGGAAAGCGGCACAAATAGCGGCTTTCTACGACAATTCCCTGCTTGTGATTGAGAGTAATACACTTGAAACACATGATAAGGAAAGACAGGTGGACGGTGACCAATCCCAGTTTATCCTTAATCAGATTAAGGATGTTTATCCCAACCTGTATGCACGCAAGCAGTCGGAGGAGGCTATTCGGGAGGGCTTGCCAGTGAACTACGGCTTCCACACCAACATAGCCACAAAACCGATGGTAATCTCTACCCTCGTGAAAGTCATCCGTGAGAGCCTGTATGTCGAGCGTGACGCCCGTTGTCTGGACGAATATCTGTGTTATGAGAAGAAACCGAACGGAGCGTTCGGGGCGATTATCGGCAAACACGATGACTTGTTGATGACCCGTGCCATTGGTCTGCACATCTGTTTCTTTGAAATGGATATGCCCAAATTCGTTCCTCGTGTGGGAAGATACATCAGAAGGAAGAAAAAGGCGGTATCAGCCGCAACAATATAGTTTAACAATTTAACAACAGGAAAGATGAACATCTTTAAGAAAATCCGTGCTTCACTCCGTTTGCGTGAGGCAGTAAGACAAGCCGACAAGGCACATCAGGAGAATGGCGGACGCTATTATGTCATGCCGACAACCGGCACAAGTGGACAGCTTGTGATTATGGATAGGAACAATTTCCGTAAACTCAAGCAGAAGCACTATATCAACTACAATACATTCGTCAGAGACCTCGAAATTGAGTGTTTCTATTGCACTCAGTACAATAACGGGGCAGGTAAATTATCTTCGGCTGTAATGGCGAAAAAACGTAATCAGTATTACTCATGGTTGGAAGCAATCGACAAATCAAGGAAAAATGGGAAAGTACGGAAACATTGACGGTATAGCAACACTTACCAACGACCCGCTCGCACTTGACAATATCAATAAGTTTAAAGTCGGGGACCGGGTGATGTGCAACGATAATGGTGTCATTGGTACGGTCAAGGAATTGGATATTCCGAACGAAGCCTGTATTGTTGATTTCGACAATGGAGAGGAAGATGTCTGGATAGAGAAATTCCAACTGTCCAAAGAAGAATAAATAGACATGAGGGTGTATCAAATTGAATATATTTGGTACACCCTCATTCTTTATCCGCTAAGCATGGGCTAATTTGATTCTTTTCTCGTTGCCTCTTGACCAAATGTCATCTTCGCTTTGTCCATATGTCGCAAGCTGTTCTATTTCTTTCTTTTGTTGTTCCTGCCAAGGCTCAAACTCTATAATATCTCTCATAAGCCATGAATCCCACCGTCCTCTGAAACAGATACCCCGGTCATCAAGGTACACATCGGCTATGATTTTTCCGCTTGTATGTTCCGGTTGATTCGGGTTTTCGTTTATATGGTCGTATGAAATATTGTTTTCTGCCAACCATTTTTCCAATTTTTCAGTTTTCTTGCGTGTCGTGAAGATGATGATAGTCCATCCGTTTTTCTTTAGGGTGGCTGTACCTGTATCTGCGTTCGGTATCATCTGCCCAAACACATCCTCGCCTTGCCAACCTTTACTGTAGTCATGAATGACACCGTCAAAGTCTATACAAATAGTTTTCTGTTCCATGATGTCTTTAAATTAAAATTATTGCCTTATTGCATTATTCAGTTTGTTCACGGCCTGCATATTCGCACCTTGTTGCGCTTGCGCCATCAGTTCGGGAGAAAGACCGTCAGGCATTTTACCCTGTTCCAATTGCTCTTTCTGCGACTTGATGCTCTGTAATAGTTCATCGGCAAACGGGAAGTCGCCATGTTCAAGTAGTTGTTCCACGCTGATAGCTTGTGCTTGCCACAACTGCATGAGTATGTCGTTGGCAAGATGCCTGTATGCAGGGGTAGTTGTACTTTCTGTGATGCTCAAGTCAAACTCCACGTCTCGTATCTTTTTCGGGTCGTATTCAATTTGCGCACCGCTCCGTCCGGCAATGTTGAACACGCGCTTACTGTCATAGAACTGCTGTATATTTTTTACATCCTTGTATGCACCATCTACCACAAAACCGCTGAAACATTCCAACAGGTCAAGCAAAGTGGTAGTGGCATTCTGCGTCTGTTGTTGGAAATGGGCGGCACTTTCACCCGAAAATCCAGGCTTGCCTTGTAATGCTCCTGTTACACCTGAAATGTCTTCAAAGAACTTCAATTGAATATTCAGCAGTTCAGCAATGCCGATGTTGGTCGAATTGTTGGCCACTTGTTCCGGCACACGTCCGCTCTTGCTCGGTCTATAGACAATCACACCGTTGAACTCAGCCCAGCTTTCCGCAATGTCGTCAATGCTCACTCCGTCCGGCAGACAATCATCGGGCATCATCAGTACCCCTTTGGCACTCGCACGCATTATCCAGTCATAAAGGGTTATCAAACGGTTGGTATATCGCTGTTGGTCGATGACATCAGATACGAACGAATGGATTTCACCGTCAATGAACGGATAAGCCTTGAATACGTATGGGTGGCTGTCATGTTCGTATGGCGTTTCTCCCTCTTTCAGAATATCTCCGAATGGCGACAGGTAATAGAAATACCAATAATCGTCAATAAACCACGTGGCTTTAACGAGCGGCACTTCTTCTTCGGGCATACCGACTGACTTTGCCATTTCGATGCGTTCATCATTGACGGCGACCACACACTTTTGGTAATCCTCCACGTCAATCTTGAAGATGTCCCCGTTTTGGTAGTCATGGCACCGGTATCTTGGCTTTTGCTCCTTGCGCCACACCTCGATAACTCTGCATCGTCCCGGCTCACTCGTAAACAGAAAATCGTAGTTTTCCAAACGACTGTAGCCGAAACGCTCTGCATACGAGGCGATGTATTCTTTCTTTGCCGCCCACTTGTAGATGTCCCTAAGTCTGCGGTAATCTTCGGGTGAAGAGGCAAACTGTTCGCAAAGCTGTCCGAATGAAATGTCGTGTATCTCGCCAAGAACCGACACATCCCACCCTCGAAAATCTCTCATATTATTATCTATGAAGAAATTGTTTGGCTGTACATAGTCCGTCCAACAATCTTCTTTTCCGTTACGCCAACCGTATGATTTGCGATGTACAATGAATCCGCTGATAAGAAACTCCTCCATTGTCCGGGCATATACCTCCGTCATCCGGTTCAGTTGCATATTGCATTGCAGAATTGTACTCATCGTTTCGCCCAATTTCTGCTCGTCTCGGTCACGTGCTGTACAGGTCGGTTCTTTGCTCTGGCTTCGATACACGCCGAGTACGCTTTTTACCAATCTGCGGATAAGGTTGTTCTTCAATGGCACATTGCCCTGCCTTTTGATATACTCTTCTTCCGTCATGGTCTCACCGTCCACACATATTTTGTCATCCCACTGAAAACCGTAGGTATATCGCTTGTTGCGCTCTCTGTCCTTTCGGAAATCCTCCATCTGATTCCAATAGTGCTGTGCCTCCATCAATATATCAAACGCCCTGCGGTCGCCCGACTGCCGTGAAGACATTACTACGGTATCCATTTCCTCCGTATCACGTTTGGGTGCGACACGGCTCATGAACAGCAGTCTTTTATTTCCATTTTTTGTATTATGCATAATCGTTGAATATTATCAGAATGCTTTGGATAGACACAAAGGTACTATCCAAAGCATTCCTTTCAAGTATAACTATTTATCTCCATCCAATCCTTTCAACTTATCAAGCATTTCAACTTTCAAGTTCATAATCATGGTTTCAACTTCTTCTCGCTGTGTCGGGTCAATGAGTTTTAGAGCCTTGCTTGCTTTTTGTATGGCATTGTGATAGCCTTTAACTAAAGCGTACCGTTTGAATACCTCTGAATTGATAAGTTCATCTATCTTTTCAGCATACTCGATGTTCCCCATTCTGACCTGATTCTTGTATCCGCTTAAAGAATGCTGGACATCTTCCATTTCATCAACTGCTTTAGAATACTCACGGTTGATTTGGCTGCCTGTTGTCCGTTCATCTGCGGTTTGATAGAAACTGCTGATGACAGGTACATTGCGCCATTCCTGCAAATCTTCATTCCATAGCATTTCCAATGTCTTTTGGGTCTTGTTCAGTGTTTTGCCGACACCGCCAAAGTAGCTTTCAAACAGATGTTCTATCAATGCAGGATTAATGTTTATTGTGCCTGCATCGACATTGTTACCTCCTGTTATCTCGTTCAACCATCTTGTACCGTCAACAAGCCAAGGGGCGGTACTCTTGTACGCCTTTGTCCACTCTGGATCCATTTCGTTCCACGTGTGTTTACGGTAAATAGGTTTGCCAAAATAATCCTTATTGGCTATAATCTGCGCAAAAGGTTGTCCGATAGTCGGTGTAAGGCTTACTGCAACATTTCCTCCGTTGCCTGTCAGGTCAATAGGTAGCATGGACGAGAATCCGGTTGCTGCCTTGCTTAAACCGTCTTCAATATTTTCCTTTCCGGCAAGGACTGAATATGCTATTTCTCCCATACTGTAGAAAGGTCTCATTTCGTGTGGTAATGGAAGCGTCATATATCCGTTTTCACTCCAAGGTACATAAAGGACGAGGTTGTTCCTGCGTACCCATTCCGGTAAATCCCAATAACCGTTGTCATCGTCATCTCCACCAAGCAGAGCCTGTATAGCCAAGTTCATCATCGGAACAAGGAAGCCTGCCGATGAGAATATGGTTAATGCCATAGTGGTTTTGGCAGGGTGTTTTGCCATAAGTTTGCCGAAGTTCGCTACACTCTGAATGGCTGCATTGAAAAAGATGTAACTGAAGTTCATGACACTTGCACCCAGTCCGCCACTTCCTTTCTTGTTGAAGTTGACGGTAATCTCTTTCGCGTCATATATGGAGTGGGCCACATCCCTGCCCATTTGGCGGCTTGTCATATACACCATGAAGCGTGTCGTGTCCTCTGCGCTTCTATTCAGAAACTCCACACTGTTCCACAAACCGTTCCATGCTTTTTGGGTAATGGAACTTTTACCCTCTGCTTCTTTTATGAAACGCTTGATGTTTCGTTTGTAGTCTTCAACTGTATTCAGTTGGGTAAATCCTGTTTCGCCTCCATTACGGATAAACTCGTCAAAATAACGTTCCAAATCGTTATTCCTATCAAGCCTGCCGTTTTTGTATTTTACAAGCAGACGCGGCAGTTGAGCCTTAACCAGGCATTCTGTTACATTTTTGTTATACCTGACTGTATATGCAGCGTTTTCTTTAATGGCTACTGCCGTACCTGCCCAAATGATGTCTCTTGACAGGTTGCTCACGACAAAGGCAGGGTTCATTGAAGTAAATGCTCTTGCCATAAGATTCTTTACCGCTTTTGCAGCCTTGTACAGACTGCTGTCGTTTACATCCGGGTTGGTCAATCCGTTGATGGCTTGTGCCGCTCTTGGATTGCCATTGATATAAAGGCAATATTCCTTACCGGCTCTTTTTACCCTTACAACGTGTTCTTGACCCTCGCGTTTCGTAATATGCATACTTAGTTTCAGCCCGTCCTTCTTTTTCGTGGCATTATCTCCGAGGGCTTCCATTTCCTGCTCGAATTGTTCGACAATGGAAGCCACCTCATCACCTGTTGCATCTTCCGGGATTATTGGGTTTCGTGCTTCCCATTCACCGGTGGCATTGTCAAGCACATACCATTGTTCGCTGATACTTACAAGTTCATTCGGATTATTGAGAATGAAGTTCAGAAATTTCTGCTTCATCAAGTTCCTGTTTCCTTGAACGATGCTGCTTTCCGCCATGAATCCAATGGTGGCCAAAGGGTCGTCAGCCAGACTTGTGCGTCCTTCCGCTGTCTTCAATGTCGGAGAAAGCATCAGACGGTTGCTTGTCATATATTCGTATTCGTTGGAAGCGACTTCGCAATCCCAACCTCTTAATGGCACATAATATTTGAACATTCCACGAACTTTGTCATAAGTGGATTTACTCATCAAGCCGCTATTGTAACTTTTGCGTAACGTTTCTTTGGTCGCAGCGTTGATTTTATCCCACAATTCGGACACGTTAAACTTGCTCTCGAACTCATCAACTATCATTTGTGCAGCCTCGGTGAAATTATCTTTATCACCGGTTAATTCGGTCAAACCTGAATAATCACGTGTAATAGCACCATCCCAAGTGTCGCCATCCTGCTCTGCATCTCGTTTGGAGAATTCCTCATTACGCTCCAAACCATGCTTTGCTATGATGTACGACTTCAACTCTTCATAAGATGCACCTAATTTGATAAGTTTCTGAACAACTTTCATCATCGGTTTATAGAAATCCCTTTCATATATCTCCGCTTGCGACTTATTTTCTGCCGACATACTGTTTTCTGCAATATAGGCATTTTCAAACGAGTGGATTGGATTCCCTGTTTCTTCTGAAATCATGTCCTGCAATGTTTTCAATGCGGACATACTGTCTTGATACGCCTCTTTCAGTCTGTACAGGAGATTTTCTTTCCATTTGACACTTCTGCTTTTATTGGGTGTACGGACTTTCCTATCATAGCGTCTCCTTAAAGAGTCGCCGTCACGGTACAGGGTATCATCGTTTTCTGCAATGTTCTGATGATGTGGTTCGGCAACTGCATAATTGCCTACTTTCAGTTCATACTGCTTTGCCACATCGGCGGCTTCTCCCAATATACTTCTGTATCTGCCCGGTTCTACAAGATTCTCGTAGCTGCGCCACAATACATAGCGTAGTTCGTTGTCAGTCAGAGTAACCCCTCCGAAATCCTCAAAGCCTATCTTGTGCAGCATATTCAGGAAGAAATCCTTTATCTGCCTCCACCAGCTTGCATTGATGTTTTCAAATTCAGTATCTTCTGCAAGCGAAGCAAGATATTCTTCGGTAGCCTTACTGAAATCCCAACCGTTTTTTGCAGCCATATCTACAATGCGTCTACGAATGCTTTCTTCTGCATTGCTGAATACATTATCAAGGAATGTATCAAAATGTTCGCCGAACAGCTGACGCAATCCGTAGTGGGCTACCGCTTCATGAAGCAGGGTCTGCTCTATGTCAAATACGCTTGAATGGTTGGGAACAACAATGGTAATCTTGCCTGTACTCTTTGAGTAGAAACCTTTTACACGCTGTTTCTTACCCTCCAATGTGGAAGCATCGGTTACTATATCCACATTGTCCAGATGCAGCTTTTCTGCAAGGCTTTTCACGCGCTCTGTCATTCTTTGGCGTTCACGCTGTGCAAATTCTCTCCGTTGCTTTGCCGTTCTCCTTGACCGCCCGAGCAGCTTTTCTGCAAGGCTTTTCACGCGCTCTGTCATTCTTTGGCGTTCACGCTGTGCAAATTCTCTCCGTTGCTTTGCCGTTCTCCTTGACCGCCCGAGCAGTTTTGCCGCAGGGTCATTCTCATAACTGACTTCATCATCGGTGTATGCCCCAATGCCGTTACGTTGGAGAATATCAGTTGTGTCATCCTTTACTTTTACTCCCAACTTGGTCAATTCTTTAACAACCTCATCAATATGGTCGGCAGGAATATCCGCACGCAACTTTCCACGATAAGGGTAGAAGTTTCCACCTGCGGCACGTAGCAAGGTCTTGTTTTCATAGTAAACAGCACCATCTTTCTTTGTCTTAGGAACAGTGAGGTAGAACATCTTTGCCCAACTGCTACCCATAATTTCAACCTTTCCATCGTGGCTTGTTATAGGCGTATAGTCTTTTATCTGTTGCAAACGACTGCTCAATGGCGCACCGCTCGTTTTCAGCATAGAAGCATTCCATTTGTCGGGCATTAAGATGCCATCGTGAACATTACCGTCAATGTCAGTATAACTAATGAGTTGTCCCGGATAGCCTCCATATTCATCTTGTGTATCGGCTATAGCCTGCAAGATATTACCTGTCATAATGAAACCTGTCTTTCGTGTCTCACTTGGTATCTGACTATCCCAATTATCAAGTGTGGTGGCACGTGCAGCATCCCAATTGTCATTGGTCATTTTATCAATGCTTCGCAACGCATCAATCTGTGAAAGTTTAATCTCAATGCGTCTGCGACCGTCAAGGGTTGCAAATACCGCAAGTGTTGTTGAGGCTGTAATCTTGCTATCCTTTGTTTTGTATCCACAGAAAATAGCAGGAGTGGCAAAGTCAAAAATCATCGACTCAAGGTTATCCGGCACAAGATAAGACTTGCCAACTTCAAACATTCTCAAGCGGAGCATCATCTGGTCGCTGCTTTGGTTGAGGCGTAGAATATTGTCATTGTGCTTCGCTTCAACCTTTTCGTTAGTCTCTGCGATAAAGTTTTCTATGGCAACACGCTTTTCCTCTTCGCTACGTTTCTTCTGTCCGTTGATTTTGTCTGTCTGTTTGGCAATATCCTCTACGGCTTTCGCTTTTGCTTTCTCGTACCGTTCTTCCTCTGCGGCAATTCTCGCTTCATCTTCATTACGGATTGTCTCAAGAACACTTTCCAAGTACTCAGCAGGTGAAGTACCTCTGTTTATCTGTTCGATAACCTTGCGTATTTCATCGGATTTCATGGGTTTTCGCAGTACATCCATTTCCACCTTTTCTACGAATGAGTTGCGGGCAAACGGATTGTTGCCATCCGGGTCTATCCCCTCGGATGACACCCTCTTTTCTATCGTCTTGGCACGTAGAGGCATTACGGTAATCTTTAAATCATTACTGCCTGTATCATTAAGGTATTTAATTAACTCGTTATAGCGTCTTACTACATCATCGTAAAACTCCTCTTGCTCTTTGGTCGTCAGCAGGGCTACATATCCTGTAACTTTTCGTGCATCATCTTCCTGTGGTTTGTACTCATCAAGTTCACTTGCTTGCACACTACCGCCTCCAAGTCCGCCTTTCTTCAAAGGTGCACCCATTTTCTCGTAGATTTCCACATTATCACGTAGATATTCTACAACAACTTGGCTACCATACTTATTGAGCAAGTCCGGTGCTTCAACATCGTTGCTTTCACTATCCTGTGAGGTGGTAGTATTGGCGTTCAAAGACTTCAACTTGGTAGAAAGCATCATCAAGAAACGGTTTTCAGCAGGAACAGGCAAACCGAGATTGATGTAATAACCCCTATGTACCTGTCCTGTGCGGTCAATACGACCTATCATCTGCATATAGTCGTTGATGTCGCTCAATGGCTGTGCAATAATCATCGAACGTTGACGTTGGTCGCTGAATTTCTCCGAAGCGTGCAGACTGATACCTGTTGATGCAGACTTGTTGAGAATGAGTACGTCAAGAGTACCACTGTTGAACTCTCTCTGCATTTTCTTTTTGTCTTTGTCAGTTCTACGTTTGACAACGACACGCCCGTCATCGTTGCGCTCAACATACATATTACGTCCTGTCAATTCACCTACTTTGTACCCTTTATCGTTCAGACGCTCGATAATGGCATCAAGTGGACTGATAAAGATGTCACTTGTGCTTTCACGAATGAAATCCTGCAACTCGTAATATGCTTTTTCTCCTGCCGGACCTAATGCCTGTGGAGAATATCTCTCGTGACGTTCGTTACCGTCCTCATCTTTAACGGTGTACTGCATAACAGTGTCAAGTCCTTTTAGTAGGCTTGCGCTGAATGTTGGCTCATCAATGGTTTCTCCTGCGGCATAGTCCTTAATACTGCTCTCCATTGTGCTTTCCAACGCAATAACAGGGTGGCGACCTGCATTGATTTCGGCTTCCACTTCATCTGCAATAGCATCGACTTTGAGGGCAAGCATAAGCTGCTTGGTGTAGTTGTAGGTCTTGCTTGCAAATGGCACATTCTCTACGCCCATTTTATCTGTGCCTCGCTTCACACCTGCGCTCTCAGCCATAACAGCAAGTTCCATATCCAATGCTTCAATCATCGGCTTTACATAATCCTCTTGGAATTTGATGATGGCATTGAATGCTGCTATGGTACGGTCGTAATTTTCTCTTGCACGTCTAACAGTTTCGGGGTCAGTAATTGTTTTCCAATCGGTAACAACATCGCTCATATCTCGCTCTCTGCGTACCATTTGCCCTGCATTTGTTAATTCACGGCTCATAATTTCTTGCAGAGTTACACCGCCTTTCTCAATGATACTAATCATCTTATCCGGCTCAACCTTTGCTTGGCTCATCGCTGTACGAATTGCATACAAAGGCATTGTGTCGGGACGCTTTGCGAACGTAGCACTTGCAAACGTGGCAGCTTTCGCCCCACGAAGAATACTTTGCAGATAGGCTCCTGTATTGCTCGAACCTGCCGCCGTGTGACTTTCATCAAGGAACAGATAGTTATCCTTTGCAATGGCACGTAAGAATGTGGCTTTCGGGGTAGCCTTGCCATTCTTTACGTTCTTGCTTTTCTTAGTGCGTGCGCCACTTTTTTTGGCTGCTTCCTCCATTTCTTGTTGACTGACAGCATCACCAGTGTTTACCTGCGAATAGGTGAGTACAGCAAAGTCGCAGTCTTCGGGAAGTTTGCCGGTTTCCATTACTTTTTTCATCTTGGAATCCGACAAACCTTTATATACCACTTTACCGTTGGCATCTACCATTTCACCCTTATTTTCCTTTGCCGATGGGGAGTTGAAAATAAATGGAACAAGGTCACCGCTTCCAATATCCACCAAGTCACGATAAATATCGGAGAATAAGTCTGCTTTCTGGGTGATGAATACAGGTTTCTCGCCTCGTTGCACTGCCCAACGAATAAGTGCTGCCATTTGGCGACCCTTACCAACACCTGTTTGGTCACCTATAATGAGTGCTTGACCTTGCTTCATCTGATAGATAGCCATAGCAACACTATCCATCTGCTCTGCGGCAAGTGCCTGATGCGCTTCCTCAATGGTGTCATATCCGAGTTCTGTCTTAATAAATTCGTCTATGCTGCCGTGCTGTGCTTCAATTTGAGTAAGCACATTATCCATTGCCTCTACCATAGCAGCAGGAGCAACGCTTTCAAGCCTGAATGCTGTATTATGAGGACGATAAGGAAGTTTTTCTTCCGTCAAATCTCTTTTCTTAGGTTCTTCACTTAATCCCAGTCCGCTTCGTTGAACGTCCACTCCATCCACTGGCTGAGTCCCATTTCCCACAGTTCGTTGTTCAAGTCTTCTTCGGTCAGTTGAAGACTCTCCAATGGTATCAGTTCCTCTCCCGGTCTCGCCAACTGTATCATTCTGTCCACGTTCTCCCAATACAGGTCGTTGGTCGCTCTCAGAGTTTCTCTCCAATCCGGTTCTTCCTCTCCGTTCTGTTTGGCTTCCACTCTCATCATTCGCCTCAGATTGTCTATTATGTCCTGCTCCGTCAGTTTCCCCGGATGCGTTGTCAGCGACAGACAGATGTCGCCCTCCTCGGCTACGTAATACTTCTGTTCCATTTGTCTTTTCCTTTGAATTCAATACTTCGTTAATAATCTCATATAGGTCATCAAAACTTTCAGCCTTGCGGATAGCCTTACTCTCCACAGGTGGATATACGGCTGTCTGCACCCGTTCCTCATTGCTTCTGCGACCATCTATAAGTATCATACGAGTAGGGAACGTAGTACCTTGTTTTGCGTACAGTCCGCCACTCATATCAATAACACCTTTCACGTTATAGTGGTCGTACAGATACGTAAAGAATGGCTTCATACTTTTTATAGCACCATTAATAGCATATTCCATATTTCCACCAATGATAATGGCTGCTCTGCCATCATCTTTCATACTTGCAAGAGCATTTAACGTAATCTGTGGGTCAAGTCCGGGTATCATCTTTCCGTCATACTCTACAGCCTCACGTTTCCCAAATGGAGGATTAGCAATAACAGCGTCATACTGCATACCGCCTTCAAAAGGCTCTGTTGCATCCTGCTGTGTTACCTCTGCAAAACCTTGCTCGCGAAGATTATCCAATCGCGTCTCGTCAAGTTCATTTGCGCGTACTTGCTCAACAGGTACAGTGAACACCAGCATTCCGTTACCTGCCGTAGGCTCCAACACCTTACCGTCAGCTTTGTTTGCCATTGCAAAGCGGTTAGCAATCCAAGCCATCGGAAGAGGAGTGGAGTACTGCTGCATCTTGATACGATTACTGCTTCGTGCGGCAATGGTAGGTTGCATTTCATAAAGTTTGCATATCAAATCGTATGATGCACGGCTATCTCTACCTTTGCGGCCAACAACCTCTCGTGCGGCTCTCACCAATCCGTCCTCAACAAGTTCCTGCAACAAAATGTCGGTTCTTCCGTCATTATCCACCTCCATTCCCAACTCACTTGCACGCTTGCGTAGGTCTAAAATGCTTCTGTATGGCTTTGTCCCATTGTCAAGAGCCGCAAGCATATCAGCCTTTACTGTCATTGCAAATTGGCGATGCAGTTCTGCATCAGTTCTCTGTAATCCATGTTCGCTGTTTTTATTGTTATCAGTCAGACCGTCAAACAAACCCAACTCATTTGACTGCTGTGAATTTACTGCTTTTTTCTCGTTCTTTTTACGTGCAGGGCGGCTTTTTTTGATGCGTTCCTGTGCAATCTCTGCCTCTTGTTCCACCTCTGCCTCTCTTGTTATGGTTTCGGCAGTGGCAAGTGCATCAATGCTTGTCTTGTCGAAATTCGCCACGTCAAACTTCTGTACCTCATCGTATGGGGTCATGTCGGAATCAAGTCCATTTTCTGCCACCTCTGGTAAATCTCTTGCACCATTATAGAACGCTTTGAGGTACGGGCGTATGGCATCGCCCAAGTCTGCAATCATGGCTGTTGCATACTCGGCAAACTTGCGTGCGCCTTTCTCCAAATGGTAAACAGCCATCTCCGTACCAATGGCAAGTATTTCAGGGTTTATGCCCATGTTCATTTGACCGAGCAACTTCTTGCGCATACGCTCACGGAGTTCTGCATAGCGTTCATCGGTAACAAGACGGTTGCCACTCGTATTATTTTCAGGCTTAGATTCTTGCTCTGTGGCTGCCGCTTTTTCTGTACGTACAATCTCCCTAATCTTAACCTTGTTTTCAAGAATGGTTTCAACAGCGTCACGCAGTTCCTGATTAAAATTCTTGGGATTACGTACAATCTCCAACATTTCTTCAGGACTGTTTGCCGTATAATTAAAACGTCCATCCCCGATAGGGATAGGTCCGCTCACATCATCACGCCTCAATGTGGTTAATCCCGTTTCCTTATCAACAGAAACAGAATATTGCCATACAGGGGTGTATTCCTGTCTTTCTTCCGGCTTTGATGTTTCCGAAAGTTGAGGTTCTACAAACTGTACATTACCGTCATTGAGAGCCTGCATATCAGACATTGAGACTGGCTGTTGTGATTGTGCATCAGTTGCATATTCTGCCAAGCGTTCAGCATCTTCCTTGCTCCGCATCATGAAGCCTTGCTTTTCCTTATCCCACCAGCCTTTCAGTTGTTTGGCAAACATTGTGGTGTGCTTCCGAACAGTATCTCTTAATTCATCATTGAACTTCACAAGGTGCATATCCAACACCTTACCTCTTTTGGTGGTGTATTGTGCCGGAGTAATGGTGTATGCAGCATCAGTCGGTGTTGTCGTTTCTTCATTGGAATTGTTTTGTTCCAATTTCCGCTGTTCAGTAAAGAGGTCGTTTATTTCGGAAATAATGCGGGCTTCCTCAAATATATCACTCTGACCATGTGCGGCTTCTTGTTCCTTGTGCAGTTCTTCAATGCGTGATTTGATTTCAGAAAGTCTGTTGACTTGTGTACTTGAACTCTGTTCCTCAACACTTTTAACTGATTTGTATTCAGCAAACGCTTTAGTCTTACGGTGGCTACTATCTATCCACTTCTCGAAATCCTCTAAGTTGACACCGGTCACCACCGTCTTGTGATTCTTCGCCCAGTCGCTGTCATAATTCGCAAAGTAAGCCGCCTCGGCATCGTCAGCCTCGTTGAAGCCAAGCATTACCTTATGCTCGTCAAAGCTGCCGTCCTCGTTGTACTGGTCCACCACGAACACCCTGCGTCCGTTCCACCCGTCAATATCGTCAGAGAGGAACATGTCTATGTGGTCTCCATCCACGCCCTCCGTACCACGGATGTAGCCGTAGGTGTTCTGCATGGTCGTTTCCCATTTGTTGCCGTTGGCATCCACTCCGCTGCGCACACTGCCTTTAGGCTGCTCGATGGTAATATCGAACACCCCGACCTGTACATGACCTTTCTTGTAATTTCCGGCTTCTTTCTGCGCTTCGGTAGGATTTACATCTACCTCTGCTTCTGCTGCTGCGATTTTTTCTCCTAACTCACTGCTTTTAACAGAATTATTTGTACCTTTGTTGTCAGAAAGCATAGTGGTTTGAGGCGCATCCGTGCCCTCGGTAGCGAGGTCAGACACATTCCCTTGCGGCGAGTATAAGCCTTGTGCCATGTCTGAGGCATTAGAAACATCATCGGCGTGTTTCCAAACCATTTTTCCTTTAGTAAGGAGGTTCGCAATGGCGTTCCTCCTTTTTTCTTGGTTGGAAACAACTACCTCTTTACCGTCTTTGCTGACTGTGATTGAAGTGAAGTAATAATACCGAGAACCGTCAGCTTTTTTAAATGAGCGTATAAATACATAGGAAGATGCACGTTCTGTTGTATCTCCCTCTTTGGCTTCACTCACATCTGAAACTATTGCATGTGGGTATTCAAGCGTAGGTTTAATCATGCCCAATTTACCATTTCTGCCTTGTCGCATCAATTTTGTAAATTGGTTTTCACCCATTTTTACATTGCCTATCGGTGTTGTGACGATACCATCTTCACCGAATAGGGCATCCCAGTTTTCAATAGTGAGGTCTATTTCAGGAGCAATTTCAGCACTCAATTCCATATCTGCAATGAAGTCTTGTGCTTCATCCGCAGTCATGGAACGGCCAATTACTTCCGTTGCATCATTTTCCTCTTCTTTATTTCCTCTATCTTCGCTCTCAACTCCGCTTCTTCCACCATTTCTTTCAATTCTTCCTCCACGCTCGGTTGTCCTATGTCCGTCCTCAACTCGTTCTCCTGCCGGAGCATCTCCATTGCTTCCTTGTTGCCCTCGTTGGCTTGTTGCAGTATCGCCAGCCAATACATTGCTTCGCTGTTGTCCATCGTAGATAATGTTTAATGTTTCGTAAATAGCCTGTGCAAGCGTCCGGGGAGTGTTATCCGGCTGCTCGAACAGGGTTGCTTCCTGTGTGCCTTGAATAAGGTCATAGATTTTGTTAAATGTACTTTGTATAATGCCTTGGTTTTCTCCCTTGTACATCGTCGCCAAAAGTAATGCGAAATTACTGAAATTATCGGAAGGGAGATAACTTTTGCCCGTTGCATCATCAATCTGATATTGTCGTTTCCAACTTTCAACGGCTATCCGTGCCTCTTTGAAATTTTTCGCATCGGTAAATAGTTTGTCCTGCGACAAGGCATAATAAGCCCGGATTGAGTTCTGTATCTCCTCAACCATACGCTCTGCATTCGGACTGTCATAATCTCGGAATGCCGTTGCGAGAATAGCCTTTTGAGCCTTTACAGGCAATGCGTTGAACATTTCTTCAAGACGGACACTGCCACCCTTAAAAATGCTCTGATACATGATTCCGCGCAAATCATTCTTGGCTTCGGCGGTAAGGTTGCCCTTGCTGTCAAATGCGCTGCTGTATTGGGTCGGTGTGATGTAGCCTTTCTGCGTCATCCATTTCAATACCTCTATGCCGTTATTGTCCACAAGTCCGGCAAAAGAGGTTTCCTCATCGCTCGAAGCAAGCAGCAGATTGGCAAACGAACGCATATCATTGCCCATCTTCTGCATGATGTTCTTAGGCTTTATGCGTTCAATGCCTCCGCTCTCGGTGTCCTGTGCCACATACTGGCCAAGACGGATAGCCTCTGCATCGTTCACGTCAACCATATTTACGAGAACAGGATGCTCCATAGCCTCAATATCTTCTGCCTGTAATCCAAATTCCTCAGCATGGTCTTTCAGATATTGCTTGTACTTGGTCGCCTGTTCCGGATGGCTCTCCCACATCAGGCGGAGTGCGTCACTTCGGTTATTGCCCTGTATGGCTTCGCCTCGTGCGTTCACGGTAGGTGCGCCCGTATAGGCAGTAACAGAAGATGTGATTTCTTCGGGACGTATGTTTTCGGCAATTTTGCGTGCCGAAAGTACACTTGCTTCATCGTTACGCTCCTTTGGCTGTGCCTCATCAATGAAGTGGAGCGGATTGCGCACGCCTTGAACGTGGCTTGGTTGCAACAAGTTTGCATCAATCACGGCTACACGACCTCCAACAATGGCATCATCACTGAATTTCACGGATACATCATTGCCATGCAATGCCTGTACAGGCTCTTGTCTGTCTATCTTATGACCGTTCATGCGTCTGTAACCTCTTGCCCGTGCATCCTGCGGCTTGTCATCCACCATGTCCGGCACTCCGTTCAGGGTTTCACGCTCGATGCGTTCCGCTTCCTCACGTTCAGCACGCAACTTTTCTTCTTCTGCCTTTCGCAATGCGGCTGCTTCATCGGCAATGCGTCTGCGTTCAGCATCCGCTTCCATTTTTCTGTGATTGACGGTACCAGCTATCTTCTGCCAAATGAGCAATTCCTGTTTGGCTGCATCAATCGCTGCCTTGCGTTCTTTCTCGGAAGCAATCTTTTCAGCAATGGAGTTGCCACCTTTTGATTTTGTTTTCTCCAACTTTTTCAAAGCAGCTTCCTTGTCAGCTACCATTCCATCAGCCACAGTCTGTGCCATAGCCTCATCACCCTCAGTCTGCTCCACAATGGCATCCCAAGCTGTGTCGCTGTCGGCCTGCTCATATAGTGGATTTCCCTGCTCATCCTTTGGTATTCTCTGCATTGCAGGAATATTTTGAGGGGCATTGTTATCTTTTTCGGGAATATTTTCCGCACCATTGTTGCTCTCATTTTCGGCAGGATGTTCAAATGTCACTCCGTTATGCTCCAACAGCATATTGTCAAGTTCATCACGAGTGAACAGGTTCACACGCTTGCCGTTGATAGGAGCTTCGGTAAATACCTCATACTTGCCGTCCGCATCGGCATCTGCTGTGATATTGCCACGGACGGTAACACCGTTCTCATCGGTAAGCGAAACAATGTCATTGAGGGCGTATTGTGGTCTTTCAGCCTCTTGCATTTCCTGTTTCCGTTCGGTATTCTCAATGGTTCTCTGCTGCTCGAACTGCGCCACACGTGCCAAATTTGCCGCATCAGCCTGTTGCTGTATGGTTTCTTTTGCCAACGGGAAGATATTCATGCCGTCACTCACGTTAACTGTGCCGTCCCCATTATCTACAATCCCGTCTTCGTTGGCTATAATCTGAACCTGTATCTGTGCGTCATCACCGGTAATGGTGTATGTATCTCCGGGGTTGAATGTGACCACGCCGTCAATCTTGTCGGATGCTTCCTGCGCGAACTGCTGAATGATAGCCTCCTCTGCTGTCATTTTCTCATCGGACGGGTTCAACGGCTTATCAATGTTCAATACGGCATCTGGAGACACCTGTTCAAGTGCGCCTGTTTCCGCATCACGGACAATGATGCTACCGTCCGAAGCCTGATTGTCAATGCTGCTGCCGTCTGCATATGGCACAAGGTTTCCACTCACGACATACACGCGGCGGTCGTCCTGTTTCATCGTTGCCCCCTGTATCATGCCATTGGTGCGGTTGGTACGTGCATCGACCATTGCATTGCTTTGCTCCACACGTGCATCTATGTCATCACGCACACGCTGAATCATGCCGTCATATACCTGCTTGGCATTCAGGTAGTCAAGAACTGTTTCCAACTCGCTTTCTCCCCAAATGCCATTGCTCCGCATTTCCTCCAATGCATTCAGAGGATGAGCATCCAAAAAGCCAAGTGTGTTTTCATCCACTATGGCAGAAACCCTCTGCCGCTGATAGTCACGCATATTCTTGGCATCGGTCATTTCCTGTGGGTCTGCGATATTGTAACCATCAATGTAGCTTTCATTCATTGACTGCACATCCTCGTCCTGTTCGCCGCCCCGTTTCTGTACGAGAGTACCGAGGTTAAAGCCCCTCATCATCAACGAACGCTCCATGTAGGTAAGGATTGCGGCTCTCTCATCGTCAGAGAAATTCTTGTCGTTTACAATTCCATCTGCCACGCTGCCAATGTCATCATTGGTCGTAAGGTCGATAGTCGTCCTTAACGGTTCCCATATTTCTTTGCCAAGCAATTCTGTTGCACGGGCATCAGCCTTGTTTACTCCGTGCTTCATTGAAGCATACTGCGCTCCTGACAATGTAGCCTTACCTGCGCCCATCAATCCCATAGAAAGAGCCATGCCGCCCCAAATGTCGCCGTGGAATTGTCCTGTTGCAAGCAAGTTGGTGCGTGTGCCATCCGGGTTATGCTGGTACGCATCGTCCAGATTGAGCATGGTGCGCCACAATTGCCCATAGTATTCTTCCGTTACCTCTCCAAAATAGTCACTCACACCCATTTTGTTGAATAACTGATGTGTCTGTCCCATGATACCGTTCAACGCACCTGCATCAGCCTTTGAAAGCACTGCATCGATACGCTTTGCACCCACCACATTGGCGAGCTTACTCATATTTCCAAGAGTAACTACAGGGTCAAGGTGCGAACCGAACATTTCCGAATAATTTTCAACGATGGCATTGGCTTCTCCTTGCCAAATGGCATTTCCCCAAGTCTTGTCGTTGGAAAAATCATAGTTTCCGTTCTCATCGACAACCACATCACCGAGTTTTCTGTCAATAATGTCGGCTGTGGTTTTCCCTGCCTGTACCGTATTGGTCATAAGCGGAGCACGGAGAAGCAGGTCATCAGCGGTCGTACCGAGAGCCTTAATGGTCCAATTGGTTGCATATTGTCCCAAACCTTTCACGCCGTTGTTTTTCAGGTATGTCTTGAAGCCCTGTTCCGCCAGTTGCTCTACTACTTCTTTGCCCACCACCTTTGTGGCGGCTTTCGTTCCAGCTTTGGAAAGAGCATTGATACCGCTGAATCCACCTCCTGTAATGCCAAAGTCAAGCATGAATGCAGGCATATGGCCGGTCATCATACCGGCTCTGTTCCAAAAGCCAGCGTTCCCGCCATACATCTGCTCAGCCTGCTCTTTTTTGTAAGTTGCGCCCATCATTTCATTGTAGGCTTCACGCTCTCCATCCGTGGCATTCTCTCCTTTTAGGTCATCGGCGTTCATCATCGTCAAAGCGTCACGCATATCGCTCATGCCGAAATCCCAAGTGCGGAAATCGCCTGCCACACGACCGAAACCACGCCAAAAGCCTACATCTACACCTTGTTCACGGTCTTTCTGTTCTTCAAGGTCTTTGATAAGTTCCTCTGTTTGACGAATGGCGACATCCAAGGTACTGTTTTCCCTGTCGCTCATCTGACGAGGAACATAGGTATCTGCTGCAAGCAAGAATCCAAGAGGAGCTGTATTCTTTTTTGTATCTTCTTCCCATTGTTCATGCACTCTATTGGCACTTGCATCTCGTTTTTCTTGCAGTTCTGCAAGTTTCAGCCTTGCACGGCGTAGTTGTCCGCTTACAGACATATCAGCCGCCTGTCGGTATCTGAAACTCTCCATGTCCGCAAGTCCCTTACTGGTGTATCTGTTGCCAAGAGGGGTAATGTAGGTTTTCTCCAACTTTCCGCTCTCTGGGTTGAACTGTATTTTTCCTTCTGCGGTCTGTCCTCCACCCAATGGTGCATTTTCTTGGTACTCACGCATGGTCTCCATTTGTTCGCTGAAACCGTCCAACATTTGCTCTGTGCGGCGTTTCATTTGCCCCATATTTGCACTGAAGCGTATTTTGTCCTGTTCCGTCAGCGTCTTTTCTTTTGCTGTAGAGATTACAGGAGTTTCGGGTGTATAGTCCGGTTCAGGCTGTTCCGAAACGTCATAGGTTTCTTCCTCTTGTGGTGCATTGCCTGTCTGCTTGGTGTAGCTCCACTTGTCATACTTCTTCTGAAAGCTGCCACGCTTAGGCAGGGGCAGGGAATATGCTGCACCGTCATTATCGTAAATCTCCACCTCTGCATTAGGGTATCGCTTCTCAAACGCTTCTACCTTATCATCAGGGATGTTGTAAGTTTTTCCGTTCGTTTTATATATGGGCATACTTAATTCTGTTTATATTGTTCAAAATCATCTTCATCATCTACAAGGTAACTCTCGAAACCATCGTCTTCCTTCGAGACCTCTGAGGTCATGGTGGCAGGGTCAAGTTTGGAGAGGGAAAGCATGATGTTTTTAGCTTTTTCTGATTTGTACCAGTTCTCTTTGACGAAAGTGTCTTTATCGCTTGCCGACATACCGTTTACTTTTTGAAGTGCTTCCGGCTCGATTCCGTCTGCCACAAGAGCATCATAAATGCTCGGCATCGACCCTTTCCAAACATTCTCGTAAATGGCTACTTGGTTTCCGTCACCGTCCGAAAAGCCGAGTTGTTTGCCGCGGACACCACGTGCGGCTGTCGCTCTCGCTTTATCACGCTCTACAGCCACATTGTCATTATGCCTCTTTACTTGGAAATTGTAGGAACGGTCAGCTTGACGTTTGTTTTCGTCAAATGTCGTTTGCCAACGCTTATCGGCTTCTTTATCTCGACCTTTCTTGTATTCTTGTTCTGCATCATATCGGTCATCGGCGATTTTCTCCCGCTCGTTACGATGCTGAATGCCTTCGTTGTACCGGTCATCATTCTTTTTGTCAAGACCGAGCAATCTTTGCCAAGAACGTTCACGGTGTGCTTCTTCTGAATCCGCCTGTTTCGCCTTAACCAGACCGTTGAAATATGCCGTGTTCTTTTCATCACGGTCTTTCATCAACTTGTCATATCGGATTTTGGTACGCTCCGACATGGTGTTCTTGCCTGTGTACATGTTCGGTGCGCCCTGTGTCGTAAAAAAGAGATTGGAGAGAGCCATAACGCCATCCCCAATTGCAGCAAAGATTTCATTTCTTCGCTGTTTCTTCTTTTCTTTTTCAAGTTCCTCCGCTGTTGGTGGGGTATAAGGGTTAAGTTGCCGGAACAATGCTTCATAGCCACCTCCACCTGCCGGAGTTCCTCCGTCTGTCGGCGGTGTGCCATTCTGCTTTGCCGGAGCCGGTGGTGCAGTCGGTGGAGAGGAAACAGGAGCATTATCACCCGAATGTTGCTCAGTCCACTCCTTTGTGCCTTTCGGTGCGTGCCCTCCGCTATCGGGAGAACTGCCGCCTAATATCTCATCCAATGTTGCCATAGTCGTAGAATTTAGAAAGGCATGGATGAAGCGGCATTGGCGACACCTTGCACAGCCTGACCGATTGCCTGTGCTTTCCCTTGTTCAAGTTGGTTAAGCTGCTCCACGAAAGCATTGTCGTTCGCCATGTAGGTAGCCTCTATGTTGTCTTTCCGTGCCTCTGCATTGGCTGCAATCTGCGATGTCGCATCGGCGAGTGCCTGGTTGTTTGCCGCTTTTGCAGCCGCCACACTCTCATCCGTGCCGCCCATCACAGCCGCCGAACCTGCCGCCTGTTTGTTTCGCTGTTTGATACTCTCTTCGGTCTGTGTCAGAATACGCTGTGCATCGGCACGCTGGGTAGCGTCCTCATTATAGCGTCTGTCATACCAGTCTTGGTTTTTCTGCCGCTGCGCCTCTACATTCTTCTTTGCCCTTTTCATTGCCTTTGATGCAGAGATACCGCCGAAGATACTGCCCGCTGCACCTATCGCACTTCCAATAAGTCCCATATGTATGTGAATTGTTAATAGTTATACTTCTAATGCAAAACTAACCACATACCTTTGAGCCATTGTTTTATCCTTTTACGGTCGGATATACGGCAAGTATGTAAGGATTCATAAAATCACTACTTCAAACTATTTTAGTATGGCAAGACAGAAGAATGACGGTCGGGGACGGCTTGGTGGAAGACAGAAAGGCACACCCAATAAATCCACATCATCTTTGCGTGAGATAATTTCAGAACATTGGCAGCACTATCAAGATAGCGGACAATTCAAGAAAGACCTTGATGCGCTCGACCCACAAACGCGTGCAGTGGTTATGGAGCGGTATGCACAGTACATAGCACCAAAAATGAAATCGGTAGATATGGAGGTTACGGCAAAGGTTACGCATACCATTGAGGACAAGTTACTTGAACTCAGTGAAGAACCTGACGAGGATGATTAA